AGATCATCGAATCTAGCTTTACTTTCAGCTTTAGCTATTTCTACTGGATTATTAGACCTTTGAGATTTCAAGTCTAACTCTAAGGATTCTAGTTCAGCTTTAGCTTTAATTACTTGAGGAGCAGTTTCCTTATAAAGACTAACCAATCTAGTAAGTTCAATTCGTTTATTTTTAATATTTTCTTCAGTAGTATTAATATTGAGTTGATTAATCTCTTTGATATAATCAGCTTCTAAGACTAAGCCATATCTCTTTTGTTGTTCAAGAGCATTAGTCTCCATAGTAAGAAGATTAATTCGTTGCTCACTAGCAGCTTTTTCATATCCAATAAGAGTTTCGGTTAAATCCTTATAAGCAGCAGGAGTAACTTTACCTTTCATTTGGTCATAAACGTTCTCAAATTTCTTAGCTATTTCCTCACTTGTAGCTTCTCCACTTTCTGCTACTGCATTAAGAGATTCTACAAATGCACCAATATTAGACTCAAACTTATTAAGGTCAATTGAGTCTGCTGTAAGAGCTTTTTCTGTCTCTATTCCAATCTCTTTGAGAGCTACTAATATTTCATCTTTGTTTTTACCCGTAACAGCTAACTTCAACTTTTCTAATTGTTCTGGCTCAAGTTCACTTTCTACCCTACCTAATGTTTTTAACCCTTCAGTGAGGTCTAACGTACCTTCTAAAGCGTCTTTAGTAAATTCTTGAACTGCTCCTGTGACAAACTTATTCACACCCTTAAAAGACGCATCTAGAGCATTATTAAAAGTCTGTAAATCCGTTTCAGCTAACCTAAGAGATTTCTTAAGTGAAGTTGAGAAAGTAGTAGCACCAATATCATCTTTTGTAGTAGATAAGAATTGTCTTTTCTTTTCTTGATATTTATCAGATAAAGTAGAGAAATCAGCTAAGTCTTTTTCTAAGTCTTTAAGGTTTATTAGTTTAAGTTCACCTTCAGAAGCTTCATAACCAGATTTCATTTTATCCGCTAGAGTTTTGAGATCTTTAGGAATTTCTACTCCTGCGGTAGTTAAAGCATCTCTAGTCTCTTTAAGATTTAAGACTTGTTCTAGTGAGTATTTCTTACCATCAACTTCTTTACCTTTAAGAGCATCTTGAATAGACTTAAGGACTGTATCTGGTAATTGGCTAACAGCTTTACCATCTTCATTTACTTTATAAATTTCTCCACCAAGAGACTTAATAGAAGCTTTTACACTTAAACTTCCATCTTTTAAATCGGTTAGGAATTGTTTAGACTTAACTGAAGAATCTTTAATAGAAGAGGAATAAATATCTAACCCTTCACTAATATTCTTATTTAGGCTAGTCTGAGAGCTATCTACTTGACTTTGAAGAGACTTAATTTCTTCTAAAGAGACTTGTTCATTACTAAACTTATTCTCTCTATCTAATAATAGATTACGAGCTTCATAATATTTAAGTTGGTCATCAAATTGCTTTTTACTTACTTCTATTACTTTTTCACGTCTTGTGATTTCAGCTTCAAGAATAGATATCTGAGCTTTATCTCTATCGTTTAATTTATCACCTTTACCTTTTAACTCTTCTAGTTCCTTCTTTTGAATCTCTGTCATTGTAGTGAAAGATTCAATTCTAGTGGTATTAGCAGCTTTCTCACGCTCTAAATCCTCACCAGTAAGAATCATTTTAGCTTTGATCTTTTGGTTAGAAGTTTCAGTTAATAAGTTACCTTTCTCTAATTCTTTATTTTGTCCTCTGAGACTTATCTCGTACCCTTGAATAAAATCAGATACTTGAGACATTTTCTGAGTTCTTTTGATAAACTCTGCGTCTGAAAATCCAGTAAAAATAGCAGAAATTCTCTGTCCAATATTTTGGAAAGCTGAGTCTAATAATTTAAAACCAGGAATATTGTTTAGGAAAGATTTAGTAGCTTCATCAAGAGAAGTAAGTGATTTGAAAGCATTACCAATAGCACTTCCAATAGACTCAAAGATGCCAGGTTCTAGTTCTCCAAATAACTTTTTGGAAGCTTCAATTCTGTCATTAAACTTATTAAGACCTTGAACTCCATTATCAAATGAGATATTGGCTCTATCAAATTTAGTAGCAGAGTCTTCTAATGTTTTATTGAATTCCTTATATATCTTGTCTACTTTATCTGACTCCCCTTTCATTTGGAAAAGTTTAGTAGTAAGACCAATAACTGCTCCTATGAGTAAACCAATCCCAGTAGAGATAAAAGCAGCTTTAATTGATTCCCCTAAGAGTTTAGCTCCTATTGCCATTTCTGCAAATTTAGTTTTGGCAACAGTAGACATCTCAGTGAAACTTCTACTAGCATTAGTACCTAATTGTCCAATATTACTTCTAAGGTCAATTACTTTATTTCTTAAACCTTCTTGAAGTCCAGTAAGAGATTCAACTGGTTCTGTAATTCCCTTAAGAGTTTTAGCAATACCTTCATTAGTAGCAATTAAAGCTCTATTGATAGCAGTATTTTTAACAGCTACATTACCAGACCTAGTTCTCATCTCAATTAAAGAACCTTCTGCTAAACCCTGCTCTCTAGTTAACTGTCTTAGTTTAGTCCTAGATTCAAAATCAGCTTTATTATAAGCTTGTTGTGCTGTTTGTTGAGTAGCTCTAGCTTTTTGAAGAGTAGATTGTTGAGTAGCTTCTTGAAACTGTAATTGATTTACTTTAGCTAATTGTTGTTGATATTCTTTACTATCCTTATTTCTAATTTTGTCTAAAGTAGCTTGTTCATTCCTTAGAGCATTCTGAATTGTATAAAGCTTTTCTTGTTGACCAGTAGTAGCAATATTAACTCTATCTAAAGTGTTTTTCTTAGTATTTAGATCTTGTTGAAGAACAGCTAAATCAGTAGTAGTTTTAGTAACTCTATTGAGCTTTTCTTGCTGTTCAACTTTAGCTTTATTTAGTTTCTCAGTTTCTCTATCAACTATATTGTTAGCTTGTTGTAACTTCTGTCTTTGAGTTAAAAGAACTAATTCTTCTTGAGTAATTCTAGAAGATAAATTGTCACGAGTATTAGTTAGCTTTCCTTTTTGATCATCAGTTAAAGGAGTTCTATCTTTGTTCTTTTCTCTATCTATTAATTGCTTTTCTCTTGCACTTATATTTGATAAAGCTTCTCTATCTCTGTCAGATTTATTAGCTTTATTATTTAGTATTTCTCTCTGTTTTTGTAGAGAATTTAGTTGATCAAGAGTAGTTTTGTTATATGTATCTTGAAGTCTTAGTTTCTCAGAGTTTAGATCTTTAAGCTGTTTATGTTCTTCCTTACCAATATTACCTTGTTTAATTAAAGATTCTTGAGCAGCTATTTCTTTTAATCTACTAGACCTTTTAATATTTTCTTCATCATCTTTAAGAGAATTAGAAATATCTTGTCTAAGAGTTTTGAGATTAGCTAAAGTTTTCTGAGTAGAAGATACTTCAGTTTGTTGAGTATTTCTATTATCAGTTTTCTTAGTTAAAGACTCTTGAACTTTAGTTACTTGCTGTTGACCTTTAATAATAGATTGATCTCTAGCAACAATTGCGTCTATCTCTTTTTGGACAGCAGTAATAGAAGTTAGTCTCTCAGCAGCAGTTTTACCAATAGAGCTAGTAAGTCTTTTCTCTAATTCAGTAGAACCTTTAATAGCTTCATTAATTCTGTTTTGACTTAAGAGTTTCTGTTGGTCTAATCCTAATATCTGCTTACCAATAGATAAAAGACCTTGATTAGATTGATAAAGTTCTTTTACTACTGAACCTTCTTTTTTTAAGTCTTTGAAGCCATTAGTTATTCCACCTAAGATTAATCCAAATGCTCTAAAGCTAAGAATAGTACCAGTAATACTAATCAACATTTTAGATAAAGCACCAATAGTACCAGTTACTTTATTGACATTATCAAAGAAAGTAACCATAGTCTTAGCCATAGTAATTAACGGATCTTTAAATTTAACTAAAGCTTCCTTATACCATTCAATAGACTTTACCCCTTCTTCACTTCTAGCTTGGAATGCTTTACCAAACGAAATCATAATCTCATCATAAGAGTTAGTGATTTGTTCCATTTTGGCTTGAGAGGAAGACGTAGCAGAATCAAAAGCTTCATTAAGATTCTCAGAAGTAACTTTACTAATATCTTCAATTGATTTCTTAGCTAAGTTCCCATTTTGAGCAAGAACCTTCATTACAAAACCAAATGCGTTAGTCTCGTTATAAACTTCTTTAATTTTCTCAGTGCTATAACCAACCGATTCAGCAAAATCAACTATACCTTGAACAATTCCCTTATCCTTAAAATATTCTTGGTTAAGCGTAATTGCTTTACCTTGAGCATCTACTAAACCTTCTAATGCTTTCTGAGCTTCAGGAGTTTTACTAATAGTGTTTCTACTAAAAGCTTCCATTTGAGTAGTAATTTCTGGAACCTTAGCACCTAACTTAGTAAATGCAACTACTAAACCTTGAGTCTGGTCTACTAGATCATTAGTACCTACGCCAGCATTTTTAAGAGCTGAGTACATACCAGTTAAATACTCGGTCATCTCTCCTACAGTAGTTAGACCTTGTTGTTCAGTAGCCAACCATTTAGCAGTAGTAGTTTCTAATTCCTTAATATTCTTAGTTTCTAGAATTCCAGCTCCTTTACCAATAGCTCCACCAATTTGGAAGAGGTCACTTCCAGGAGCAGCTTTATTCGCTTTAATTGCTAGGTTAACTACATCTTGGTTCTCTTGAAACTCAGTAAAACCAGCAGAAGCAGCTTGATATGCAGCATTGAGTGCAGTAAGAGAAGATACACTATTCTTTAGATTCTTTTCAATACCATTTTGTAGTGCATCTCCATATTCAGTTAGTCTTTCTTTAGATAAACCAAATACAATATTTACTTCATTTAACTTCTGCTCAAAAGTGTTGAACGCAGCAATTGATCTAGAAGCAAACATTTCAATAGCTTCTTGATTCCCAGTGAGAACTGCTCCTATCTCATTGAAAGAGTTCATCAAAGGAGTTCCATCAAAGCCACTAGCAGCCATAACGTTAATCCCCGTTTTAGTCATAGTAAGAGAATCTAATATTTCAGATACTCCTGTTCCTACTGTTTTGAGGATACCACTACCAATTGTATAAACGTTGAGAGCATTCATAGCTCCACCTAGAAGAGTAGTAGTCTTAACTAACTTACCCATTGAAGCATTCCAGTTATTAGTCGCAGCAGTAGCTTTCCCATAATCTTTCACTAGGGAGTCAACTACGTTTGACTTAGTTTGGAAGCTCTTAGTTAACTCTTTTAAACCCTTACTACTCTCTTTCAAACCAGTATTAAATAGCCTAAGTGATTTCTCGTTAAGCTCTTTAAATGATTTCTGAGTTTTCTCTAAGAATTGAGAGAACTTATCATCTCCCTCAACGTTAAACTTAATATTGCTACTGGTATCCATAATTAATTACTTTCAAATCTAAAATTCATAAAATCATTAGCTGATACTTCTTTACCATTAGGGCTTAGTACCATACTAGAATCACCTTTCTCTTTCTTAAACTTCTCACCTAACTCAATAGCAAACTCTCTATTCCTTTCTTCTTGAGGTCTATGATGTTCTAATGTCTGACCAATCAGCAAATCAAGAGAAATATTATCTAGTTTCTCCCATAAATCAGTTATAGGATTGATAGGGTATTCCTTATATATCTCTAATAAAAATGCTAACTGGTCAATTGAACTATCTCCAGATGAAGGAAGAGGAGCGCTTAACTTTTTTCTATTTCCTTCACTAGATTTTCCTTCTTCTCCTGGTGCTTTTTTACTGACTCTCTTAGATAAAATCCAAAGTCTAATTTATGTAAATCTGCTATTAGTGAAGGTTTCCATCCATCATCTATTTGATATTCACCTTTCTCATCCATACTTTGAGTTAGGAATATCTGACAAATCTGCTCTAAATCATCTGCAATTTCTTCTAAGTCAAATCCTTTCTCTTTTTGACCTACAATGTTCAAATTAGCAGCTAAAGTCTTTAATATTCCCCAAGTTTCATTGTTCCTAATTAGTTCACCAATATTAGTATCAACATCAATGAATTTAAGTAATATCTCTTGTTGTAATTGAACTATAATATCTAACTCAGATCTAACTACTCGCTGAACAATATAAACTTTCTCTACCTCATAAGAGTCTTTTTCGCTATTATAAGATTGTACTTTGATTTTGAAATTCTTCATGGTGATTTTTATGTACAATGATTCTTCTTACTTACCTTCTCATAATATAGCATCTTTACTTTTATATGCTATAGCTACTAGATTTTTATTATTCGATTATAAAATTACTGGAATATTATGGAGAGATTTACTCTTATTAGTAAAAGAGAAATATGAGTTATCTACTAAGACTTCTACTAAAAAAGGAGAACTAATTATCTATTCTCCAGATGTTCCTCCTAATCTCTATTGGTTAGGATTGTATAAGGTACTTGAGAAGTTACTTAATTGTCCGTTCTGTAAAGGATGTTGGGGAGGCTATATTGTCTATCTCTTATTCGTATTTCAATATCATGGAATAGACTTAAGACAAATAGGAGATTTTGCTATTTTCTCTTGGTGTTGTGGATGGTTATCTTTTATATCAAATCAAAAATTAGGAGTATAAAATTATGACTAATGAAATTCACTTATCAGAGGAAGATAGTGATGAAATAAAAACTTTCGTTCAATTAGGTCGGATAGAAGGAGGAACAGATTTGATACAAGAAATAGTACAAGAATGTATTACTCAGTCTCAAGCTCATGTGGTAGAGGCAACTATTGATTTAAGTAATAAAGAAGCTTATGTTCAGATATTAGAGGAAGAAACTAGAAATGAATAAATTTAGAATATTTATTGAATTTACTTAAGAACTTACCTATTTTACCTAGTTTCCTTCCTTCTAATTTAAGAGCTGCTTCAGTAGGATCACTAATAGTTTTAATTGCATTAGGAATAGCTTGAAGTCCCTTCTTAGCTCCAGCAGTAGTTTCTTTGGAGTTTTTAATCAATAAGACTCCTATTTTCTTCTTTGCTTTGGTTAGGAAAGATGATCTAGTAGATAGATTGTTACCATTAGCTTTGATTAATTTGGAAGCGTTATCAAGTTCCCTGAGATTACCTAACGTATTCTTGGGGATTTTTACTGCATTTTGAGGAGCTTGAGATACTTGTTTCTTGACTTGTGTTCCTAAGACTTTGAGAAATGATCTTCTATCCATATAATTAATTATTGTTTTTTCTTTTAGTATATCAATAAAATTTAAAGAGATTATAATTTATATTTAACTAGCTATCAGATTGTGCTAATATTGAGAAAATTAAGGAGATTAAAATAATGAGTAATTACAAAGAGTATAAAAGAAAGTAAATAATATGAGTCGAGAAGAACTGATTGGTAAAAAATTCTTAAAAGAGATAAATGCAAAAGAGGCAGATTTAATCTTAGAAGCTTTGAAACAATATGGAAATGATGAGCTAATAGATAAATGGATTTCTGTAAAAATAATCGCTAGTGAAGCTAGAAAGATGAAAGATAATAACACAATCCTTCCTCCTAGCTATTTTACTGATAAACAAGACCCGGAAGCTACTCAACGATTGATGAATTTATCTAATGAATTAAGAAATAATAAGGAATAAAATTATGATAGCTAGAAACTTTTCAAATATTCAAGACATTGAACTTACATCTTCTAGTAAAGTGACTATTACTAAGAGTTCTGAATTTAAAGTAAGAGTTTTAGGAGATGATGCAGATAAAGTAGAAATCTCACAATCAGGAAGTACACTCACTATTAATGATTTATCAGAAAACCAAAATAGTATCTTAATAAATGGTAACAATATTATTATTGGTAATAACAATATAGTTAGTGGAAACTTCTCTTATGGGGATATCTATATTAATGGTAAGAAAGTAAATACTTCTAACTTTGTAGAAGAAGATAAGAACCCAGTAGAGATAGAAATTGAATGTCCTGATAATCTTTCTTTAATCGCTACTTTAAGAGGAAATGCAAGTTTAACTTCTACTCCTGAGCTTAATAAAGTCAAGATTCATGGTAATGGAGTTTGTAACGTTCAAGTCACTGCTCAAAGTGGTAAGTTTAAAGTCTCTGGGTCAGGAGATATTAATTATAAATCTTTAGGAGGAAATCTTAATGCTAGTATATCTGGTTCTAGTGAAATTAGAGCAATAGGTAAATTTAGTGATATTGATGCTAGTATATCTGGCTCAGGGGAACTAATTACTGAAGGAGAAGTGAAAGGAGATTATGATGTCAGTGTTTCAGGTTCAGGAACTATTAGACATCAAGGAATGATTTCTGGACAAAGAAGTAAATCTGTCTCTGGTTGTGCTTTAGTCTATTGGTAGATGAGAAAGGGGAGAACTAACTCCCTGACTAACTAAACTATTTTGTGTTATTTTTTAGGATTCTAACCACTTTGAATTATAATTAAGAACATTATTACTTTTTTTGCTTGATTATTAGTTTATATGCTTAAAATATTTAAAAAAGTAACAAGTTATTCCAGCAGATATCCTACTACTGTTTTTCCTTCTATGGATTTTCTAGTAGGTTCAGTACAATATTGACTGGTGGGAATGGTACTGTAAGGAGCATAAGTTAGATGTAACGACAGGTAAGAGTTTGAGAGGTAGTAGTAATAATCCTGTTCCTTCAAATTTCACATTATTCTAGTTATAATAGGTCAAGAAGCTAAGGAGTAAGTATGAAGAAAGCAATTAGTTATCTATATTGAGAAATTCTACTCAAAGTAAATGAAGAACTCAATAGATTATATAACTCTAAGTATAACGACGATCAAGAGTATAAGGAACCTATTGAGGAGTTTCGATTAAAGTATAACGCTCTTAAATTAGATGATGTTGAAAATTTTGATGAGAGTAAATGTGAAGAATTTTATGAAGAAATTAAATATGGAGAATGGGAAGATATTGTAAGAGATATGATTTCCGAGTTTAGAGATAGTGGAGAACCTATTAATGAAAAAATTGAAGAAGATAGATATTATTGTTATAGAGAAGTAGCTAAACGTATTACTGGGTTATGTAAAGTGTTTCTAGCCTGGACTTACTATTTTGGAGGAGGTAAATATGGTGAACCTTGGGGAGTGGAATGGATGGATGATTGCTATTTAGTAAGAGTAAAGGAAGTAGAAGAAGTTAGAGTAGTTAAAATATACGAGAAAGTAGGAGAATAATAATGACATTAAATATTGAGAGTTACCGTAAAAAATTAAATTCTATAGTAGATGAGATATATCACAATCACGAGACAGGACAAAATTATAATAAGTTAGAAAATTTAGCTTTAGGTGATTTTTATGATTTAACTTTTGAGTTATTGACTCTTTTAGAAAAAAGAAATAGTACCAATACTGATTCTACTAAAAGTAATGTTTCTCGTAGAGCTTATAAAGAATTAGTTAGTAATGGGAAGAAGATACGAGTAGGTTATGTACTACCTTTTTCTCAAATATTAGAATTTAATAATCCTAGAGATATAGCTAATTATAGTTCTTTTACTAAAAATCTCAATGTCTATTATCCTGAATTTTATGTAGAAGATTTTAGTGATAATGGATGTGTCTTTAATTTATTTAAGCCAAGTAATGACATTATAGAAATAGTAGATAAGACTAAACATAGCTATTGTGTTACTGGTTTTTTAATTGAGGATGGTAGAGCTATCTATTACGATCAGTATTTATAATTTATAGAGAATAAAAAAGTCCAAGTAGTAAGGAGACTACCTGAACGATTATAGGGAACAAATTTTATATAAGAGAGGTAGATTTAATTATTTACTTCTCTTTTTTTATATTAAGACTTAGCAGCTAACTTTATCCGAACTTTTAATCAAAGTAAACGGTTGACATCCACCAGAGTTATAAAGCTTCAACTGTAAATCAAAAGACTCAGCAGAGAAATCAATAGAGCCACCAGCAGCACTAGGTTTAGCATTAGGAGCATGGAAGAACCAAACGTAACCTTCACTATCAATAATTGTTGCTACTACTTCATGTCTACCAATTAGTTCACTTCCAATTCCAAGTCCAGTGACAGTATAAGGAATGAGCATTGATACGGTTTCTTTAGCAGCTACTAGAGCAGAACTAAAAGTAACTTGTCCACCAGCACCAATAGTAAAATCAGTACCTTCAGTTAGAGCTTGAGATAATCCATCAGCTCTTTTTATTGACGCAATTGCATCTGATCCATTAATCACTGCATGACCGAGAGAAGGAGCTTGAACAGCGGGGAAAGTACCACCATTAGCCAAGTCAAAGAAAGTAGGGAGATAAAGTTCTTTAGTAGTAGTTTCAAAATAATTACCCAATCTAAATTGTAGTAACTCAGGTTGAACAACACCGTAAGAGATATTAAGTACCGGATTTTCTGCATCAATGAAAGAAGCTACTTCTACTCGTCTACCTAATTTATTGCGACCCATAAGAACACGTTCATTCTTACCAGGTTCTACTACCATATTCATCGGAGTAGGCAAATGATAAACCAAATTATCGCTCACTCTCCTCATTTTTAATTCACCAACACCAATAAAGGTTGATTGATATTTTTCAATTGTCATAGTATTAATTTATTTTTTTTATTTTATAGAAGGATTATGTCTTATGCGTTCTTTCTTACATCACCAATAGCAGTGAGGAAAGAATCTAGGTCAATTTGTTGAGTGCTTACTCTAGTTACGGTACTTACATTAGTTGCATCTGAGTCAGCGGGAGAATCAGGAGCAGTAGGAGGGAAAGTAAGTTCAGTAAAATCTAATCGCATTGAAGTTCCTGCTAATACAGGATTAATCTTAATACGTTTAAGGACTTTAGTAACTGTTGAAGCATCATCTTTAGTAATAGTATATTTTACATCTACCACATAAAGATTATTTGTAGTATCTTCTACTAGAGTTGCGGTTACAGGAACAGCTTCAGTTAAAGTCGTTTGTAACTTTGGTCTATTAAAATTAATTGTTATTGCCATAATTTTATTATTGTTTTTAGTCAGTAATATTAATATCTGCTCGTAGAAAACTGTAAATAGCTTGACCAACTTCATTTATCATTGTTCGATATTGAACTCTAACTCCTGGATCAATTTTTACTTGACAATTAGGACTTAGTAAATGTTTGTTAATCTCATAGCTAATCCAGTTTAATAAAGGCATTAATTTATCTTGTTGAGGTAACACTAAAGAGTAAGAGATAGATATCGAGGAATTCCTTAGTAGTTTTCCCATTTTCCAGCTATCCGATACTCGATAGACTTTGAGTAAAGGGAACTCTTGGTTAGTAATTCCATAAGCATCATAAGTTCTATAGGTTCGGATAGCTATATCTCCTAATGATTGTCTAATAGCAGGATGAGTCTCTATATAAGAGAAATAATCTTTATTGATATACTCGTATAAATATTTAGCTATATAGTCAACTGCTTCATCTACTTCTGGAGTAATCTCGATATTTGCAGAAAACTTTTGAGTAGAGCCTAAGTTTTCCTTTACTTGTAATTTTTCTATTACATGAGGGTTAACTATCATTCTTTTAACTCCTTAATAGGATCTTTAGTTCTAATACGAGTATCACCAGTTAATATGAATTCAGAGATAACGTCTGTAATTTCATTATTAAGAGCTTCATGAATAAATAAGAAAGGTCTAGGAGCTAATTTTCCATCTCTCCTAAACATTTCAGATACTCGCTCATCTTGCAGTAGATTTAATGGAATAGTAGTTCCTATTGAATCAGGTTGATGGTCTTTTGCATAAGATATTTTAGTACCAAACTCAAATCCTTCTCTAGTAATATTAAAGATTGAATTGTCATTACCGGATATTAGTGAGTTAAATAACTTACCAGTATCCTTCAATAAAGGTTTCCCCATTCTATCTGGATGGGTAGCTAACCAGTTAGGTGTCATTGCACTCCAGAACACATTGCCATGAGCTATCCCTCCTTTATTAGTCAGAGGAGCTGTGAGGAAACGTAACTTAACATCTTCTACTAAGACTTCTTTTAGTCCTAGTTCTAAAGGAGTTAAATCTTTTTTACGCTTAAGAGCATTTTCAAACTTTTTGCTAAGTCCATCTAATCCACTAAAATCTGCTGAAAGATTTACCATTATTAGAACCTATTTTCGATTAATGTAGTAGTTAAGTTAAAATAACCTGCTTCTACTGGAGGATATCTACCATCAAGAGAATCAATCACTCTAACTTCGTAATAGAGCTTAATAGGTCGTTGTTGACTAATTAAATAGAAGTCAGATTCTTTAAGTTGAATTTGTGCTTTATATTCTTTCAGTCTAGTTTCTGGAATATCTTTCACTTGGATAAACTTAATACCTTGACCGTTGATAGTAGTGTTATATATTACTGCACCATCATCAGGATCGGACATATTACGTTTAACAATGAATTCAATATTAGTTCCTTCTCTAGTTAGTCGATCTCCATAAATTAAAATATTGATAGCATGAACTGAATTTCTAGCTAATGAGTATCCATTAAGAGAAACGTCAACTCCTTTAATAATTACGTAAGTCTGACCAGTAGGAGCTTCAGTTAAAATATCTCGTTCTAACTTACTAATATTAAATGTAGAACTATCTACTTCCAGAGTAGATTGTAATGCTCTATCTACTTTAAGAAACATTTGAATCTTACTAAGACCAGAAGTTATAGTAGCTTGAGCATATCTAAAAGCTGATAAAAAAATATTAGTCTTAGGCTCTGGAATATTAATGCTAGATCCTACAGCATTATCTTTTTGAAGACCTACTGTAATTGAACTCTTATCAGTATAGATAGTAGTTATATAGGCAACAAGTTTAGTAAGTATTGCTTCAATTTTGCTATTATCAGTAAAGATATTAGCTGTTATAGCTCTATCATACTTAACATCACTGATATTCATTAGACTGCTATCTGTTTCCATAGTGGCTACAGATGCTCTGTCATAATTCATATCTGATATTTCTATATTAGAGTTATCAGTATAAATAGTTGCTTGTAATGCGTAGTCAGTCATTTTATTACCTCTTATTCAGTAATAGTGATTGCACCAACCGGAATTCTAGCAATATCTAGTGAGTTAATAATCTTAGTGTTATTCGGGCCAAAACTTCCACAATAAAGCATATTACCAGCTCCAGTAGCAGTCTTGTGTAATGCAAAAGATTTAATAGATTCCCAAGCAGCATTATCCGCCGCAGGAAACACAATTTCCATTAAGTTACGAGCTTGTCTACCAGTAATTTGCCAGTTAGCTGCATTACAAGGAATAGGAACTCGAATATAACCAGGAGAATTAGAAGCTACTAATTCACCGATATCCCCAGTTTTAGTAGGAGCCATTGTACCTAGAGCTAAAAATACTTCAGCAGGAGTCTCAAAAGTCTCGTTTCTGAGTAACTTCAATTGAGAATGGGCAAGGAAGTCGGACTTAGTATAAGTAGATTGAGTTTCTTTAAGAATCACTTTACCAGGAGGGAAATACAAAGCATCCCCAATCTCAATACTCATCCCTTGATCAATATGACCAAAGTAGATAGGTACAGTATCGCTAGTTTCATCAAATAACCCAATAGCTACAATAGTTGGATATTGAGTTAGAGCATTATTAAATCGAATAGGTTGTTGATTGAAGCAAGTACGATTAACTGGTTCAGAGAAGAATGATACTCCAGTAGGATAAGGCACTTTAGCATAACCAGTCGAACCCGCAGGCTCAGTAAAATTACCACCTTCCGCAGTAGGGAGAGTAGTAGATAAACCAATATAAAGGTTGTTATTTAAAGGAGATATAACTAATTCCCCAGTAAGAAACTTGAGGAGATTAGCTGCTTGTAATGGACTTTTATTATCTGCCATATTAATTATTGATATTATTTTTTTTTCAATTTCGACTTTATCTTTATACTAAATTATCTGAAAGTAAGTCATTAGTATTATTCGGTTCATGAATTATTAGTATCTTCTAACTCTTCTAAAAATTCTTGTACTTCTTCATTAGTTTTTTCAATGTCTTCTTCACTAGAATCACTATTTACATTTGATCCTACTGAATCAAACCAAGCATCAAACTCATCAAGAATCCCACTATCTCTATCTCCACTAAATGTCATTATTTTTCACCTTTTAATTTTCTAATAAAAGATTTGACATTAGACCATTTACCTGATTTATTTTTCCTCATAAATCCTTTAACTTTACCATCATCGGAAGTTAGGTTATTATAAGCAACTTTACTTAATTTACCTGTTACTAATCCTCCGGCTCCTAGTATTGCAGCTCCAGCTAACATTCTTTTCGGATTAGCTTTAATTAGTTTTGTTATTCCTTTTAATTTACTTCCTCCTCCTTCTCGTTTTAATGCTTCCAGAGTAGTTTTAGCTCTATTGCCACTAACTTTAATCTTATTACTAGCTTTCATAGCGTAAACATCATCTGGATCTGGGACAAAATTTTTATTAAAATAATCGTCACTACCACCGATATAAAGTGACCTTCCAGAACCAGTTAATCCTTTACTAATAGCTTCAGGCTTTCTTTGTTCTATTATTTTATCTGTGATATTTCTTTTTTCATCAATGCCACTATTGATACTTCTAATACTTTCCTGACTATCTTTAATTTGCTTTTTAAGATCTTTTACTGTATAACGCTTTTCTGGATTTAATGTGTTTCTAGCAGGAATTACTATTTCTTTAGCTCCTGTTTTACTAAGCTCTTTTAGTCGATTGGATGCTAATTCTACGTCTTGTTTAGAAAGTAATAGTCTTTTTTGTGTTTCAGGAGATTTTCTCCATTCTTTAACTGCATTTTCTATAGCTTTTTTATCCATTGGCATTTCAGATTGACCACGATAAAATGCTCTTTGTAATTTTCTATAAACGTTTTCTCCTACAATATTTTGATAAGCTTTCTTTAATTTTCCTGCGTTATTATTACTAGGGTCATAGTTAATATGTTTACCAGTAATAAATACATTATTCTTAGCTCTATTTAAAAACTGTTTATTCTTTTCAAAAAAGTCATATTCTTTCATAATGCTATTTTTTGAATTAAGATCGTTACTTACTAAGTCTTTAGTAATTCCTCCTCCCCCTCTATTTGGATCAAGAAATCCTCCCCCTTTAATAATTTCTTGAGCAGCTTTTTTAGATGTACTATGAGATTCTAAACGAACACCTAACAGTCTAGGAATACCGGATCTAGCAGTTTGTTGACCTACAATTCCAGCTCCTCCAAGAAATACTACTCCTTTAACTTTACTTTTTTCTTTTGATTTTTTAAACTCTGCTATAAATCTCACTTATTTCTCCATCTTTGATATAAAATATTCCAACCAGCAGAACTCACTTGTCTTAGCTCTATTGGATTTCCAGTTAAAAGATAATCTAATTCGTTTTGCCATATAGGATAATAAGTAAAACTTTGATTTCCTATATAGTTATTATCAATATCTACTAGAGATATGAAATACTCAAAGTTAAATAGACCTTCTTGATGTTGCTCATATTTATTAATCCATATAGTATTAGGAACTAATAAAAGATTTTCTAATATAACTTTAGAGGCTAGAGGATAAATCTCAGTAGTAATAGAACCTGCTATATGATCATTAAAGTCACTACAGATAACTAACTCATATTCTTTAGGATTAAGATACCTTCGTTTTTCTTTTATGCGTTGAGTAGTTACATCAAAATCGTATAAAGGAGAATAAATTTGTAAGTGGCAAGTATTATTTCTGATAGAACCTAAGTAATCAGTTTGCCAATTAAATATTTTATCTACTTTTTTTGCGTTATTTTTATATTGTTCCATTAATCTCTCTTTAATTTATCTCTTATGAATGATTTGACATTAGACCATTTACCTGATTTATTTTTTCTACTATATCCTTTGACTTTTACATTAGGATTAAAGCTGTCAAAAGAGGTCTTAGCATTCATTGCAGTAATAGTTCCGCCTACTCCAAGAATAGCTGCTCCGGCTAATGCTCTTTTAGGATTAGCTTTTATTAATTTAACTGCTCCTTTTAATCTACTTCCTCCTCCTTCTGTTTTTAAAGCGTCTAATGTAGCAGAAGCGCGATTTCCATGTACTTTAATTTTATTTTCAGAGTACATTGCCCGGACATCATCAAAATCAGGTTTAAAGTTTTTATTAAAATACTCATCAGAACCTCCTAGATAAAGTGACCTTCCTTGAGCAGGATTTAACGCTTTATTTATGACTTTACCTCTTTCTTCTCCTAAACGTTTAGCAGTTTTTTGTTGTAAAGTTTGCATATCCAACTGAGCTTGTTGACCCTCTAAACTTAAATCACTTTCAAAGGGACTTCTAAGTTTAAACTTAAATTTATCACTTATACCTTCTCTTACGTTAGCTTTATTAATTCGATCAGTATCTATCTTTCCTTGAAGTTCTTTAATTTTTCCTATATCTTCATTTACATAATTCCAATCAATTAGAGATTGCGCTCGATAACCAAGTCTTTGTTCTTTTCTAGCTAAAACTTGTTGTAAAGCACTTTCTTTTTTAGGGTCAACAACTACATTTAACATTGGATTTAGAGGATTAGGCATTTTTCTACTACCTGCATTCTCATGAATTCCAGTAATATAAGCTTTACCTTTAGCTTGATTAATATCTGTTACTCCACTAATTCCTTGTATAGATTCTAAAGATCTAATAGCTCCAGTACCACTTTTATTAGGATCAATCCATCCACCATTTTTTAGTATCTCTTTAGCAGTTTTATTACTTGTACTATGAGATTCTAATCTAACTCCTAGGAGTCTAGGTATCCCTGAACGAATAGTTTGTTGACCTGCATAACCAGTAGCTCCTAAATAAGCGATACCTTTACCTATACTTCTTTTTTTCTCTTCAGCTTTTTTAAATTCTGCTATGAAGTGCATATTTTATTCCATTTATCTAATAAGTCATTTTCTAAACATTCAGTATAAATATTATCTCTTTGTTTTAAGTTACAAGTTTTACATGAGTATAATAAATTGCTTTCACTTATGACTAAATCAGTATTGTTCTTTTCACTTAAGAGTTTTATAGGGATTATATGAAATAAATGTCCTTCTCCTAGAGATAAAGAAGATTTACAAATAGGACATAAGTATAAAGCTTTTCTAATAAGACTTCTAGTAACTTCAAATGCTTCTCTACTTCTTTTCCAAGTATTGAATTTAGAACGATATTTTTTAAGAATCATTATTTCTTTTTCTTTTGAGTTAAAAGTGAATTACCTAATGCTGCTCCCATTAATGTAGTAGCACCTGTTCCTATACCTCCAACAATGAGTTTTTCACGTAAAGATAATTTACTTCCTAGCGATCCTAATGCTGCACCTCCTATACCTCCTACTAATCCTGAACCAGCACCTATAGCTGCATTAATAAGCTTCTGTTTTCTTTTTCCCTTATCTTTTCCTCTACCTTTACCGAATCTGTAAGAAACCTTATAGGAAGAATCAATTTGTCCAATGAATGTTATATTTCTCATATTAAGAAATTGGTAATAAATAATTTTTCTTTCTCTTAAGACCTCGAAGTCCTCCTATCCCCCCACCTACCGCAGCTCCTTTATACCCGGCTTTCCAGGCACTTTTAGCTCCTTGATTGATAGCTCCACCAACTACACTTTTCCACCCACCTTTAAGACCTTTTAAACCACCTCTAATAGCACCAGATACTCCACCTACTCCAGCAGATAGAGTTCCTACAGTTTTAGCATCATTAGATACTTTTCCTGCAAATGAAGTAGGAGCGTATCGCTTAGCTCTAGTGAGTAGAGAGTTATATCCATTTTTACGAACAAAACTATCAGTAGCACCTCGAAGTCCCCCCATTACTCCACCAGTGATTCCACCAGCATTGTAACCCGCAGCAGCTCCTACTCCAGCTCCAATAGCAGCACTTTTTAATCGAGAAGGTTTCTTAGGTCTATTGAAGAAGTAAGAGGAATTAGTAGAACCAATAAAAGTTATTTTTTTCATTATTTTTTCTTTTTATTAGGTTGCCTAAATCCTCTAACTAATCCTACTCCACTACCTAGTAAGCCTCCAGAAGCAGTACCCGCCACACCGCTAGTTAAACCAGATGTAACAGCTCCAGCTATTTTTTGTTTGAGAGAACCAGGAGTAAGTCTTGCACCTGAAACAGCTCCTTGTAAAGCAGACATACCACCAATAGTTTTAGCTCCTATTTTAGCGTCGTTACCAATTTTACCCGCTCTCGATCTAGCTCCAGTTTTTCGGAATCTATCTTTTTCTTTATCTATTTGTCTATCAATTAAAGCTCCCGAGACACCACTACCAACAGCACCAGTAACTCCTCCACCAATTAATCCTGTGACTAAACCTGTTTTTAAGCCTACTCTACTTTTTTTCTTTGGTTGACTACTAGGTAAATTAAAAGCAAATTCAGTTATATTATCGTAATCGGAATAGCTATAGGTTTTTTTACCTACTTTAATAGTTTTTCTTTTAAGTAGTTTATTAATTCCTGTAGCTCCCGAAGCTAATAAGGAACCTCCTACTGCACCTAAAGCTCCTTTTATTGCTGCACTTTTAATACTTTTTGAACCTTTTAAGCTAGAAGCTACTCCAGTTAATGCTCCTACTCCAGCACCTAATTGAGCGTTACGTTTCAATGTTTTGTTACGATCTATTTGAGGTAATCCAAAAGCAAAATTAGAGACGTTATCAGTAGATTCACTAAACTTACCTTTCTTTTTCTTTCCCATTCTATTCTCTTGGACAAATCCTCTACCAGCACCTACTAAAGCACCAGTTCCAGCTCCATTAATAGCTCCAGAGACTCCTCCACTGAGAACTCCTAAACCCGCTCCCAGAAGAGTGTTTTTAAGTTTATCTCTAGCTTCTGCTTTTTTATCTCTGCCTAATCCAAGAAATCCTTTTTTACGATGAGTGGGAAGACTAGAACCTAATGCAGCTCCAGCTAATCCAGCAGTAATAGCACTACCAATACCTACTGATTTAGCTCCTAATTTAGCATCATGACCTACTTTACCCAAATGACTTCTTGCACCTTCCTTATCAAATCTATCTCGTTCTTTATTAACTCCTTTAGCAATTAAAGCTCCCGCGATTGTTCCTACTGGGCCTCCTGCTACAGTGCCAAGACCTGCTCCTACCAAAGGATTAACTCTACTTTTACGTTTAGTCTTATCCTTCCCTCTACCAAATTGAGATTGAACGTTACCAATAAAATGAATCATATATTTATCTCTTAATTATTATCTTTTTTCAACTACCAAAGTCGTTCTTCTACACCAAAAACTCTAGATCTGTCTTGTCTAAAGTCAAATTCCATATTACTTCTATTATGTTGATACTTACCAATTACAGTATAGTTTCGAGTAATATTATCTCTTCTCTCAGTTAGTTGAGGAGTAAAAGGAAGAAGTAAAGGATAAGCTTCTCTTATTGCATTATCTTCAGGGGCAAAGATACCGGGGATATAAATACCTGAGCCGATAAAATATCCTTTAAGTAATTCCTTAGCTTTCTGATAAATAGTAGAACCAAACCCACCATCTCCTCCAAGTGAAGCAATCATTCCTTGATCGTAAAGAGACATCATTAGATCGTTAATAACGAATCCTTCTAATATTGGTTCTATTAGTGGAATATCTCTTGGGTCAATAGGTAAGACATAAAGCATTCCAAAATAAGTATCAATAAGAGTTTCATTTCTAATGATTAAATCGTGTATTAGTTCAGTATCTAAATTACTAGATAAAACTGATACATTATCACTAGGAATAAGAGAGTTAGTAAAGACATTAGCTCTTCTACCTAATCGTCTTTGAATCTTTTCAACAGTTATATACTTATACATTAGATTCCATTCTTCTTTTTCCAATCATCAAATCGGGTAGCAGCTCTTAAGTTTCTAGCTACATCTAAACCATGCTTCTTATTCCATCTTTGAGCTTTAACTTTATTCATAAGTCCCCCTGCAATATCTTTTTTAATGTTGAGTCCAGTATTTACTACTCCTCTAGCTTGTTGTACACCTGGTAGTATAGTATTTTTAAAGTAGTTTTTCTTACTCTTATCATTCATAAATATCCCAGCAGTTTTCATAGCTGCATAAGTCTGTCCACCTGTAACTAATCCTCTTTTAATCTTTTGATGGGTAGTAGCTTTTGAATCTCCAGTAGCAGCTAATGCCCCAACCGCTAAGGGAACTAAATATGGGCTATTCTTTTCTATAAATCTCTTACGTTTTTTAGCTGGACTATCAAATGGTCGCCACATTAATCTTTCCCCTCTATTTGTCTCATCTCTTTATTTATATCATTAATGACAGGTCGAATAAGTCTAGGATATATACTAGGTAAAAGTTGTCCAAAAATAACATAACATACAGCTAGAAAAGCTAATACCCCTTTTAGGTTTAACTCCTTAAAAAAACTAAGGACATTGACGTTTAATAAATCATCTAATTGGTCTTTTAACTTCTTATTACTTTCTTCTATTCTAGTTAACTTTTCTCTCATAACATTGTCTTCATTTTTCAGAAAAGCAACGTCATTGAGTAAATTATTATCATTATTATAAAAAATAGTATTATTAAGTCTACTGATTTCTTCTTCCAATTTACGAATAATTATTTCTGCTTTTATAAGTCCTTCTGGGTTAGAAGTAAGAGGATTATGAATTAACTTAGAAAAAACATCATTAGACATTTTAGTATTTTCTAAAGTCTTCAATAGTAAATCGGTTCTTCCTTCCATCTCATCTATACGAGTAGTTAAAAGAGCTTCTTGACTTTGATCGATTACAGTAGATAAAATTCTCGCTTGCCCATCTCTATTAATTAATCTATTAGACCACTTAGTATCAATGAGAGAACCGTCTTTTTTAGCTAACTTAAAATTACTAATTACACTTTCTACTTCATGAGCAATTAGTCTATAAATCTGACCTTGCATTTTAATCGAATCTTCATCATTAAAAAGATTAAGTTCAGAAATATGTTTCCCTAAAGCTACTTCATTACTCCAACCTAACGTTTCACAAGCTTGTTTATTCCATCTACTAACTTTACAATCTTTATCCCACTCTATTTTTATAATTACACTACTGTTAAAACTATCTTCATCTAGGTTTTTAAGCTCTGTTATTTTTGAAGTCATCTCAACTTCTAAAGTAATATCTCTTAAATAACCAACAATTTTGGATTCACCATCTTTAGGTATTACACAAGAATGGTCTAATATACTAATAGCTTTTCCTGAACTATGTAGTAGTCTATACTTCTGATAAAAAGAAGATATTTTATTTTTTATATTTTTTGCTAACTCTTTAGAGAAGAATTCTTTATCTTCAGGATGTATAAGATCCAAATAAGGTCTAGATAATAATTCTTTTTTTGTATATCCCAATAAAGAAACTACATTATCAGAAATCTCATCTATCTTCTCTTCTTTATTATTAAGCCAACGAATAAGAAATATATAATCTTCTTTAAATAGTGTCTCTGCTAATAAAGTATCGGTTTTTTCAGTTCCTACCACTACTATGTAATTCTGATATCTATAACCAGTAAAAATAATTTCTATCTCCCTTTTGTTTTGGACATCGTTGATAGTAGTAGTTATAGTATTTTCACCTTCATTAAATACTTTATCTAGAAAAGACCTGGTACTATCTGAGTAAGTGTATCCTTTAACAGTTTCAAAATTACTTACTGCTTGATTAAGTCTATCTGTCTTATACGAAGGAATATAGTAAGTAATATTATCACTTATATATCTGTAATAATAATTCTCCCCACATTTTTCAATTAATATACTAAAAACAACCATTTCATTTATTCTTTCGTTTTGGTAGGGGCAAGCTTAGTAGTTAACAAGCCCACTGGAATACCTGACTCTGCACTTTCTCTGATATCATTATTCACTCTCATACGACCTTGACTTACTCCTAAGAAACTAAATGTTCCAATGAGCAATTGAGTAAAATCTTCTTTAGTCATTTCTTTCTCATATAGGTAATTTACTATTGGTGAGTAGACTACTGAAAGATAAAGTAAGAAAGAAAAGAAAAAAGTCTTAGTGAAGTAAAGAGAACGTTTCATTTTACTTTTCATATTTTTTAATTTGCTATATGCACCCAATAATTTCCATCACCTTCAGGAGCGCCTACTTGTTTAATTAATGGGAAAGAATATAACGTTTCTTTACCCGCAGTAGGACTATGAATATATCCATTATGAGTAAACTCTCCATAAGGATCGTTAACTATAAATGCACCAACTCCATCATAAGCGTCATAATCAGAACCAACTAAGAGAATAATATGAGTACCTTCAGTCAAGAATGTTCCTAAAATAACAGGAGCTTTTTTAACAGCATCTTTTATCTCTTGGAATGTCCCAGTAGTAATAGGAGTATATTTAACTCCATAACTATTCATAATAGCGGATATGTCTTGGTGAGAAAATCTATCATATCCTAAATCTAAGCATTTATTATATAAAGCATCAGGAGTTACCTTAATCTTATAAAAAGACAAGAGCATTGCTACACAACTTAAGAAACAAGAAGTATAAGGTTGATAGTTATTATATAGTTGATAATAGTAATCAGTTTTAAGTGAAGTTTTACTATTAGAGCTAGTAACAGGATTTTTAGATTCTTCCGTTATATCAACGTGTTCTTTATAGATGTACCAAACTCTAACACCTACAGGTAAATCTTTTAAATTAGATGTAAGTAGTTTAACCTCTAAGTGATTATCTTTTTCTCTTAAAATATCTACTACTATTTCAGTGTTAATCTCCAACCAATAAAAGTATTTAGAGTCAAGTTCAATGAATGGAATTGGTCTACTCTTAAGAGGAGTTTTATTTATGATTTTTAATTTAGACATATTATTTAAATAAGGGTAACTTTAGAAGTGAAATAGCCTTCGTCAATAGTAATTTCTGCGGTATCCGGGAACACGGCTTTAGTAACAAAATAAACTGAAGAATCTAATTTTGGGTCTAATCGAGTCTGAAGTACTTCCTTTTCTACTAGACCTTTAAAAATAATCTTAGAAGGTTCAGTAACAATAGGAGATAATCCACTAAGAGTCCCGTAGTTTCCTACAGCAAAACCAGTAGTAGAAGTATTAGTGAACACAGTAAAATTAACTGATACTCCAACACCTAATAGTGAGGGGTTATCTAAGGACTCTAAACTAACACCTAGTGGCAAATCATCCCCTCTAGGAATAACTGAACCAGATAGCTTATTATCTTTCCACTCACGATACGTAACAGTTTTAATAGACATAGAATTCTCCGTTATCAGTAAATTTAGAAATATTTTGAGTAGTCTTAGCTGAAATCATCATTTCGTAATTAAGCTTATGAATTCGGTTAGGAAATTCTAAAGACTTACTCTCATAGAAAGTAGGAATATCACTTCCGTTTACGTATAAGATAGCCTGAATCTTTTCCACTTGTACTAAGGGAAATACAAAACTATCAGTATCGTATTGTTTAAGTAAGATTCCAGTTAGTTGGTGATATATCTTAAATGTCAATCCAATATTATTGATAGTAATTGGTAAAGAAGAAGTAATATCTACTATTACTGGGATAGTGTCTGTAATAGAATGACTAGAGTGTTTAAGATATACTTGAGGTCTCTCTTTATAGTTATCTCTAACTACTTGGAGAGTTGTAACTTTATGTTGTATGAGCATCGTTAAAAAAATAAGTATAGCTATTAAACCATACTTACATCATATCTGTTTATTAGCTTTTTATTGAAAAGAAAAGTTAAATTCTTCCCAGCTTTTACCCATAGGAGGTTTTACTTTAGTAGTCAAATCAGTTAAATCTGTGTAAGGCTTATTAGTTACTAATTGAGTAGCAATCTTTTCACCAATACCTTTAAGTTCTTTAATTTGCTCTAGAGTCATTCTATTAACATCTAGCTTAGATACAATTTCTACCTTACTAGGGTCGTAAAACTTAGGAGTTAGAGTAGTTACTTGAGGTTCAGTTAAGTGATAAGTTTCATCTGTAATAGAAGTCTCTTTATAAACAGCTACTTGAGTATCATCCTCTATAGTCACAACATTCATAGGGGTTAGGTATTCTTTAGGAATTTCTCCTTCCATATAAGCAGTCTTCCTAGCGAACAGCATATTACCCTCTTTAGTAAGAATGTTTTTTAGCAGAATATATTTTTTCATTGTTTATTATTTTACTTGTTGAGAGTATAGCTGCTTAGGATTCATTGCAATAGGTAGAAAAGTAGCAGTTGCCATTGATACGTCTTGCTTAGGATGTTTATTTTGTTCATAAGTAGTTACATAGATACCTGATTTAGGCTCAATAGGAACATCTCCACTACCAACAATTGCAGGAACAGATTCAAGAGTAGGGCCAATAGCACTAATTCCCATATCTTCTTTAAGAAATACGAATCGATTGTTATTCAAAAAGTTAACATCGACAATTGAACCGTCAGGAAGTTGTTCTTGATACTTTTCTTCAAATACTTCTACTTCTGGTAAATCTCTCATTGATAAGAGTTTTCTACCCATATCAGGAGATACTAGACCTAATTCAGTAGTAGTCAGCTGGCGAGCAGCATCTCTGGTACTCTTTTGCTGTAAAAAATCCTTCCATAACTTACGACTCATTACAATTTTATCTGGCATATAACCATTAGTATCGTAGTAAGTATCACACGCATCAGATAGATTTTGCAGAGCTTGAGCATTTGCATAATCATTCCACTTATTCAAAGTAGGAGTTACTGTATTTCCGGTATCAGTAAGAGGAGCAGGAAAATGATTGTAATTAACTCCAGCTTTTTTAAAATCTAGTGATAGAGGAATGCCTGTTCGTGGGTCAGTCATATCAACTGCACCAGTTTGAACTACTTGCCATTTCAAGTGATCCATCCGGTCAGTAATACCTCTCAATAAGTCATTCATTTGACCAAAGAGAATAGTAGCTAAGTCAGGACTTGAACCAGGAGTTACAGTACCATTAGGATTATAAACCTTTTGAACTTTAATACCTTTAGTAATAGCTAGATTCTGAGCTTCCATCATTTTCCACTGAGTTTCTTCATCATAAAGACGTGAAGTACCTAGTTTGAATAATGTAGCAGCCATCCTTTCAACTCCACCAAAGCTTACCAATGGAATTTCAGCTCCATAAGCAACTATTGATGCAGCAGGTGCTACTCGTTTAGTAAGTAAACCAACAAAATCTCTCCCATCAAACATTTGAGTAGGGAAGTATTTATCAATTAGCTTTCCTCTTTTGAGTAGCATATTTTCAGTTTCATCTACCATAGCCATTACTTGCTTGGCGACAAACCTTTCAGAAAAAAAACTTGCAACGTATGCCATATATTTTTTATTTATTTATCTTTTTATTGATTAATTTATTACTAAGACCATACTTCTCTAATGTGAAGTCTAGGACACTCATAAGTAATAGAGTTATCCCAGTGAGGTAAAGCTAATTTATAGATCTTAGCTTCATCAATTACTCCAATAGTATTTCCAGTAATTCCACCAGAAGTATAATCAACTGAGTGAGGAAAAATACCTAAGACTTCATCTTGAGGAACTCCAACAACTGAACCAACAGGAAGAGTTCCAGAAGCAGCCCCACCTAGAATAATTTCTTCGGTTTCGTTATCTATTGCTTGAATAGTACCAATCGGAGCAGTTGTGAGAACAGTAGTAGTAGGAGTAGTACCAAGAGTTCCACTAGGAGTAAACGTCACAGGAGGAATAGCTGAGGGAGAGTAGAAGTAGATATTAGCTCCCATAGGTATTAATTCTAATACACTACTAATATCAGGTAGCATATTGAAATACTTAGCAATCATACTAGCTGCTTCTGTAGCATTAGCTGCACCAACAGGAGTATATTTAAATGTCTTAGTTTCATTAATAGTAAGACCTGCTTCAGCTACTCCACTCACTGCTAAAACTGCCATTGGTTGACTAATTTGAAGCATATCTCCTTGAACGAACACATAAGGATTTTTTACTTTTAGTCTACTTCCACTAGGAGAAACAGTTACTTTTGAACGTGGAAGAAATCGGTGAACTCCATCTTTCTTAGAAACAAAGTGACCTTCTTCTAGTGCTTTTCTACCTTCTTTATTAGGTGAAATATGTTTACCAGTCATTGCAACGTGGTAAGGAACTCTAATATTTCTGGGATAAGCAATAATCGCTTTTTCAGCGGTAGTCGATCCGTATCTTGCAAACATATAATTTATCTATTAATATTTTTTGAACAGTAAACGATTTTCAATCATCTTTTCTACTTGAAGTTTAGCTAACTCTTCCTCTTCACTATTGACAGAGAAATTAGCTTCTTTCACATACGATGAAAAGTTAATTCTTGGATCTCCACATTTTTCATCAGCTTCTAATGCAAATTGAACAGCATAAAGATGAGTAGCTAAATCAACGTTATTTGCTTCTGCATTTTGAGAGAAAGCTGCTACTTGGTCATCTTCACGATCAAAAGAACCTAAAAGAAGGTCGTATTTAGCTTTAGATAACCAACGCTCTTGAATTCCTTGTAGAGCATAATCTGAAATATCAGAGAGACGAGTTTTAAGCTCACTACTTAACTCAAAATCCGCCATTTTAGCTTCTAATTCTTGGACACGTGGATCAATATAAGAATATACTGCTTCTGCATCTGTAGCTTCCTCAGTATCATCTTCTTCTACTTCCTCTTCTTCGTCTTCCCCATCTTCTTCGTCTTCAGATTCGTAATCATAATCATCTTCTTCATCTTCCAAGACTTCATTAACGTCTTCTGGGTCTAAATCCCCACGATCAAGAGCAGCCAAGACTTGAAAAGCTAAAGCATCTTCATTACTGGAAGAAGTAGCGCTATAAAGGTCGTTTAGTATATCAACAAATTCAGGTGTAGGAACTAATTCTCCACTAAATAGTCCTTCAAGTTGTTCTTCATCAATACCTGTAACTTGCATAATATCAATCATGCCGTCTTCTAGGGTTTCATAATCATTCTCGATCTGTTCTAGTAATGCAGGAACAAAATAAGTTCTCATATTAAAGTTTGCGTAATTATTTGTCATTGAATTATTACTATATTCTATTAATTCAGTATCTTTTAATTGAGTTAAATCGGCTAATGATTCTTCTAATTCAGCTAAACTTTTAATCTTATATTGACTAAACTCAGCTTCATTAATTTCTCGATTGTTATAAGCAGTTTCTAATCCTTCTACAATTTGATTATAGATTTGAAAAGCTTCTTGTCTTTGTTTTGCTGTTTTCATAAGTTATTTACGTTTTCGTCCTTTATCAGACCTCATTTTACGAAGTTTGCTACCTAGTTTTTTAACTAATAGATTTGCATTTATTCTATCTTGAACAGTTTTAGGTTTACGATTTCGTAATGCTCTAGTTGCAGCATAACCTAATCCACCAGCAACAGCTAGACCTAAACCAGTCTTTATAGGATTAAAACGAGCAGTTCTCGCAACACCTTGTATTGCTTTACTTACTTTAAGTCCTAGTTTATTTTTACCTTTACCAGGAGTTGCTGCATTAGCTCTAGTAGGAGTTCTAGAATTAGCATTAGAAGTTTTAGGTAGAGATTCAGACTCAGAAGATTTAGGATTAACTACTTTACTCTGATCTTCCTTATTAGGGAAGTAGGATAATTTACCTTTATTTGGGTCTATTCTTCGTTCAAAGTTAATAAAATTCATATTTATTACCTAAACATTTTAGAAGCTTGACTCAACATAGAATTTTTCTTTGCTGCACCTTTAAGTCGATCTTGAAGAGATTTAGGCTTCTTCATTGCTTTCATTCCGGCCATTCCTAATCCACCAGCAGCAGCTAATGCACCAAGAGCTAAACCCGCTTTTCCTTTATTTGCACCAATTGCGCCAACTGCTCTACCTACTCTCGCCCCCGCTTGACGTGCAGCATTTTGGACTTTGTAGTTTTTAGTAACAGCATCTCCAGAAAGTTTAATTGCTCCACCTGGAACAGCAGCTCCTTTCTTTTGAGCTACCGCGGATACTGAATATTTACCTGTGTTTGTTCGTCTTGCCATAATTTTTTTATTTTTTATATTGTGTAAATTGAATTCGCTTAGAAGCGTTGCTAAACGCAATTAATTCTGAAGAAAACCCATAAGTTCTAGTTTTAGGTATTCCTGGTCTTTGTTGAGCAACTGGAGCTTGAGGAGCCACAGGTTGTTCAGGAGGAGCAAGAAACATTTCTGCTAATCTTGCACTTAAATCATCAATAGCGCTTTGAATCACTTCCGAAGCATCTTGGATTCCCATTGAAGCCATTTCTTCTTCATCTATTTCATTAGCACTTTCTACTACTTCTAGAAAAGCAGTAAAGACTTTCATTGCTTCTTCTCTTTGTTCTTCTATACTTTGAGAGCTGTTAAGAGCTTCTTCTAGTGATAGAGCATAATTACTTTCATTTAATCCTTTAGCAACTAAGAGATTTTTATTTTTTACTTTTTTCATGTTAGGGATAGATTCGTAAGAACTCCTCTTAGGAGATTTACTTCCATAATAACTAAAAAGTGTAGCATTTGGAATCGCAGGTAAAGCAACTAAAGATAATTCCTTAATAGAGAAAGAGTCTAAATCTATTCCAGCCGAAACTGTTTTAGCTAATCCTCTCTTCATCCTATCAATAATTTCAGGAGTTTTAATAACTACATCTTTTACGAATACTCCTACTCTTCCTAATAAGTGTTTTAGTTTAGGATTACCTTTAGTATAAACCTCATCTATTACTCTAGCTTCAACAGGAGATTCAATAAATCCTACCACATTATTAACATCTTTTTTATGTTCAGTTAATACAGGAATACCAACTTCTGACATATTGAAGTGTTTATTAGTATTTTCTACTAATCTATAAATCTTATCAGGTGAGAAATCATGAGATACTTTTCTACTATCTACATGAGGAGAATTCTCTAATGTTGAGTAAAATATTAAACCTTCTTTAGTTAACGAATTTGGATCATTATTCTCTACTTCTTTTAATGGAGTAGGAATAGTATTAAAATGGATAATTGTCATTTCTTTTTCTTAAGTAATCCCATTCCTGCACCTACAAGCAAACCACCAATAGCAGCAGAACGTTGAATAGTAGGAGCTTTCTTTTCTCCTTTCCTAATCTTACCTTTTACTAACACTGGTATTTTAGTATCATTTCCACCTAAAGCATATCCAGTACCCCAACCTACTCCTGCGCCTGTGCCTGCTAATTTAGCTCCATTCTTAATTCTGTTATATATTTTCCTAGCTAACATTTTATAGTTATTTATCTTATATATTTTTGTTATAGCATTCTTCTTTATGTTACTATTTTTATTATTATAGTAATTCTTTTAGAGAATAATGTCTCAGGTCAATACCAAATTTGGTAAACAGTTAAAAAGTTACAGGGAAGATAGAAAGTTGAATCAAATAGAGTTTGGTAAAATCTTATCTTACTCTCAAGCTGAGTTAAGTAAAATAGAAAATGGAAAGATAGATATAACAATGAATCAGTATCTTCAAATTATCAAAACTTTAGAAAGATATACTTATTTAAACTATCTATCACTTATAACTAAATTGAAAATAGAATCCCTCTTAGTCTTTAAACATAATATTATGTAAACTCTTTATTTTTGGAATGTTGCGAATCTTATCTAGTAATATAGTATTTTTATTTTGCTCATATGAGCTACTAAATTGAATATCACTACTAACAGTTCTTTCAAAATTATTAAGTTTTTCTAACATATCATCTAATTCAGAGAGATAAGACTCGTAAGACTTTTTAATTGTTAAAACATTACTAATCTCTTTATAAGTAGAATCTAATTTTTCTATATCGCTTTCACTCCAAACTCCTTTACTATATTGATAACCCGTTTTAGCTTTATTACTTATTTCTGACCTATATAAGTTACTAAAATTCTCTAAGTTATCTACATTATCAAACTTTTGTAATTGTCCTAAGACTTTTTCTTTTTCAGCTAAGACCTGTCTCATATAGGTTTTCTGAGTATCTATAAGAGCTGCTCTATCCGCTAAACTTGAAGAATCTAACCTTTGCTTGCTAATATTTCGTATATTATCAATATTTAATCGATTATCATTTAATTCTCTTTTAATTTTATTAACACTGCTAACTACAGAATCTAATGTTTTAGTAGCTTTACTTATAGGTTGAATAGTAGTAGGAGTATTTTTTAATTGCTCAGCTCTAGCTCTAGTATCTCTCCCTTTTAAGTTTTTATCTACTAACCTACTTTCTTTAGATTGTCGATTATTTATATTTTGTACTTCTTTACTGAGATTTCGTTCTATATTTTTTAACTGCTTATTACTACTGTTTAATACTTGTGTACTTTTAAGATTGTTTAATGCGTCTTCTAAAGTAATATCTTGAGGTAAATCTTTTCTATTACTAAGAATTGCTTGTTTTGCACTTATATTTAAATTTGCATTAATATCAGTCACATTTGATTTTTTAGTCTTAGTAGTATCTAAAAACTGTCTAAGCTCTAATTCATATTTTTGTTTTGCTTCTAAATAAGAGTTATAAAGATTATCTAAATCTAATCCATCCAACTGTCCTTGTATTATTCTATCTCTTATGGTTTGGTAATCTCTCTTAGACTTTAGCACTGTACCTAATTTACCAATATATTCAGAATTATCTAATATTACATCTTTAATAGTAAAATCTAAAATCTTACCTACAGGAAATTTCTTATTAGCTAACTGGGTATCTATTTTTTTTATTACTGGGTTTTTAATGTTAGAAGTGTTGATACTACTAGGTAATTCATCTGCAAAGTCCAATATTTCTTGCATAGTATTTTCATCTAAGTTATCTACAAAACCTTTTAATAAAGATCTTTGGTTTTCTTCTACTAAATCTGGTAAAGGTGTAAGACCTCTATTCGGGTTATAAGGATTAAGATTAGGATTGTCAGATGTCTGTGTTCCTATATCGTTGGGAATTTTAATCTTAGGAGTAGTTTTAGGAATAGTAGGTTGAGCAGTAGGAGTTTGAGGAACTTTAACTCTATTTCTAGCTAATTTAGAATATGCAACATAAGCAATACCTACACCTAATAATCCTACTCCTCCTATAATTAATTTCTTAATAAAGGGGTCATCATAAAATGTGTCATCTTTAACAGGATTAGCTAAACTATTTGCAACTACTTGGTTTTTTAATAGCTCAGAAACTTCACTTAGTAAACTTGGTTCTGTATCTTCTTCCTCTTGCTCTACTCCTACGAAATAACACCAACACGATACATGAAAAGGTGGAGCAGCAGAATACAACTTACCATCAGATTCAACTTCTCCATATCTAGTAGCGGTATCCGGTTTATATAGATCAGATATTAGAAATTCTTCACCATTCTTCTCTTTACAGTAAGTACAAAGAATCGGCATATAAGCTTTTTTATCTTTTGACTGATAAGCTTTCGGGATACTACCAAAAGTGTTGATAGCTATAGTTCTATTGTTCCTATTTTCAGCTTCATTTACTACTCTTACTTTTGTATAACCTAACTCTTCTAATTTCTTTAATCTTCCTAAATTGTAAGCAAGGGATATTTCAGTCTCAGCTATTCTTTTCACTCTACCTATATTAATTAATTTATTTTTTGGGGTGGTGTCTGTTGGGTCTAATGTATCTCTAGTTAAATCTTTGAATAAAATTGATTCTCTAGTATTAGGTCTATTACCTGCAAGATTATTAAAGTATTTTTTTATACTATTCACAATAGATTCTTTATGATCTTGAGAATATCTAGCTCCTAAGACTAAAGTTCTTTTTTCCTGGTAAATAGTACCAAACTCACTAGAATTTAATATATCAATATCTCCAGGTCTTGATACAGTTGATATATTTCTACTAGCGATCTTAAGTTCCATATTTCTAACAGATTCTTGTAAATCTCTAGCTCTAACTTCTACAGACTTAAACTTTTGAGTTCTTTTATCTTTACTTTTATTATCAATTGAACCTAAAAACTGGTTAAGCTGTTCACTAAGAAAATCTAGAGCTTTATCAATATTATCTATCTCTTTTGAGTTTTGTTTAGTAGTAGGTTTACTAAGTTGTTTAGCCAACTCTTTTTCTTGTCTAGCTACCTCAATATTAATTCTTTTTAACTGCGCTCTTTGTGTCTTAGCGTCTGTAATAGCTCTTAAGACATTAGCTTCTTCATTAAAAGTAACTAAATCACGACTAGAATTGAATTTTATTTTCTTTCCTTCATTTTGAATGACATCTTTCTGACCTAACATCCAGTGATAATTCCATAACTCATCTAAAGCAGATTTAATAATAACTGTTGGAGCTTTTAAATCTTTTTCAATATCTTTTATGACTGAAGAATCTAAATTATCTAACTTTTTTTTATGAGGTGTTAAAAAACTAATATTGAATTGTTGTAACTTTTTCTCAACAGTATTAACAAAGCTTACTAAATATTTACTATCTAGTGAGCTTTTATTCTTCTCTTTCTTCAACTTGCTTGTCATTTATAAATTCCTGCAATATAATATATCAATACCATAACAAATGTAAAAAAAACTATATGACCACTCAATTTTCTAAGATCGAAAAAAAAGGTCTAATTGTTCGAGTTCAAGATAAAGTAAAAACAGCAGGTAAATCACTTATCTCTCAAGCTTTACTCTCAATAATTTTTGATGCAGTATTTGATGTAATTTCAGAAGTATTAGCAGAAGGTAATGAAGTAACTACTAAGCTAGGAGTATTTAAACTCAAAACTGTAAAAGATGCTAATAGACGAGATATTGGTAATAATACTACTTTACCAGTTAAAGGATATTACCGCCCCCGCCTAGCCCTTAATAATAGGATTCGTAAAGAGTTTATGTCTAGAGGTTTTTCTTTCTTACCATCAACTATTAAGACTGAGATTGAAGAAACTAATAACGGTTAGAACTTAAATCTACTATTAGTAACTAAACCGAATATTTGAGGAGGAGGACTATCGTTAAAGATATTTCTCCTTTGTTTTATGTAATCAGGAATAGTTACTTGACTTTCTTCTGTACTAACTCCTCTTCCATTTCGTTCTAACCACAAGATACCATAACAGAAAGCATCCATGATATCGTCATATCTAGTAAGAGGAAATGTTACTATCTGGTCTTTTAGGTTCTCTATTTTTTCGCAAGCTTCTTTAGTAGGAAAATATATCTTACCCGCCATAAAGGAGGGAAGTGTAGCTTTCAATCTATTTTCTTTCTCGTTACCATAGTCTTTAGGTTCTAACGCAATAATTCCAGGAATCTCTTTAGAAAGTACGTGAATCAAAGCAGCACCCATACTCTTCTTCTCAATCAACTTATAAGAGATTGGATATTTAGCTAATAGCTTTTTAACTTCTAATATTTGATCGTCAAACCCTAATCTTTTTTCTACCACGTCCACTACATAATATTTTCCCTCATATGTACCAAACACTACTAACCCAGTAAAGCAAGCAGTATCTTCTACAGACTCAGCTAAGTCTGCTGCTAGTATATATTGGTCATACGGTGGAGTATTCTGATACTCTTTAAAATACTTACTAGAGATAACATTACCAGAAACACCTCTAACGTTTTGTTGACATTGACGTTCAAATTCAATAGAAGTCATTTCGATTTCCATTCTACGAACTTCATCTATAGTTAGGAGTTCTGGAATCAATATCTCACCAGTTGTCTTTCTCCAATCTTTAAAACCCAGCTTAGTATTACTATTCGACATTCCCGTATATAACAAAGGTAATTCTAATACGTCAAAACCACCCATCTCTTTTAAATAATTAGAGGTATCATCTTCTCTTAGTCGTTGTTGAATTAAGATAAAGACTTTCTCTTCACTTGTCTTATCTAAACGGGAAATAAGAGTCTCTCCAATAAATTGATTAGTTCTTGTATTAACTTTTTTACTTTTTGCCTCAGAAGCTTTAAGAGGGTCATCTAGGATAATTACATCTGCTCCTTTACCAGTAATAGAACCACCAATACCTACAGTAGATCTATCTCCTCTATAGCTATTAAGAAGATACTTCTCATTATCCGAAATAATTTTTAATGGGAAATCTATATATTCCTCCATACTGTTTTGTACTAGGTTGTAGTAATCATGTTTAACCAGATTTCTAAATTTTTCAGAGCAAACTTTAGCAATGTCAAAGGTGTAACTACAATAGATAAATCTAAGATAAGGTTTCTTCAACCACCAATACGCAGGAAAATAGACTCCAGTTAATAGAGTTTTCATTGTACGAGGACTAATATTAATGATTAATCTCTTAATCTGTCCAGCCATAACAGCTTCTAAATGCTCACACAAAGCTCCTGCTAATCGACTATCTCTGAAATCATGCGTCTCTACATGATCGAATCCAACCTTAAGAAAATCGTATAAGGAGTTAGAAGCACCAATATACTTTTGTTGATTCTGAAAAAACTTAATCTCTTCTTCTAGAAATTTAATTTTATCTATTTCTGATCTTTTTCTATTCGCCATTGCAATGATATAATAAATAATACTCTAACTAAATGATAACTGAAAAACATGATCACAACTAAAACTATAAATGGAAGAAAGCTAATTACATCTTGTACTTTAGCTAATTGTTGCTTAACTTTTGAGGAACTAGAAAATGGGGATGTAAAACTCACTAATGAAAAGAATCAAGAATTAATTTGCTCTAGAGATGAACTAATTGAATTAGCTAATTACATCAAGAAAGAAGTTCCTGTTCTCTAATTTCACTTGCTACAATGTTGGAAGAATCTCTGCTTAGGCGGGGATTTTTATTTTTAGTAATGGAAGAAAATACAATGTTTGATTTATCTCCTAACGTCGATTTATTACCAGCTACAAACCATCATAAAGAAAGAGAACAAAGATTATTTGATTATTTAGTAACAGAACTTGACTCAAATATATTGATTAATATAGCTAGTCATTACTGGATTTCACTAAAAATGAAAGTTTGGGATAATTCTAAACAAATATTAGAAGTCCCTGATTGCTGTCCTAGTAATGATGATTCTAGAGTTATGTTTACTTGGGATAAAGATGAACACTATTTAGAATGCGAAATAATTATTGATGGTACTAAAGAGTTCTTCTATAGAAATCGAATCACTAAAGAAGCTATGGGGGAAGATTACTTTCCTAGTGCTAATATTTCTGAGGATATTTTAAAGAAGTTACAACTATTTGTAGAGTAATATATGTTAGATGAAGTAGTTAATTATTTGGAATCTAATAGAGAGTTAGTAATTAAAATAGATTCTAGTGACTTAGTAGATACAGCTATCAAAGCTTGGAATTTCATTAAAGAAGATTTTAGAGAGCAATATAATAAAAAGCTAGTTAGTCCAGAAATTCAGTTTGATACTACTAACTTGGAGTATTTACAAGCAAATCTAGTCTGGGATAAAGAGTCTTATTACTTAAGAATAGAAGTTGTTGAGAATATGTCTTATTGCTACATTTATTTTGAAGACAACGTTGAGAGAGTAACCTTAGATAAGTGGTATACTTTAAATACTCCACTACCCGATTGGCTAATTAATAAACTTTCACTATTTATTTACTAAACCCAAAAGCATCTACTCACGTATTTCTAATTATCATGAAAAACTATTCTATTGAAGTTACAGAATCTATTCCAAAACCTAAGATAAGAGAACAAACTCCTAAGACTAATTCTTTCTCTTGGGGTATTTTATTCTTAGCTATACTCGCTACATTTATCCTCTTTCCTGAATCAGTAGACACAGTTAACGACTATTATAAACAACAGAAAGAACAATATCACTTAAGAGAAAATAAAAATGATTACTATCTCAGAACCAAATGATAAACGTACAGCTAATTTACTCAAAGGACTAAGAACACTTTTTAACGCGAACGATAATAATGTTGTTGACCCTTTATCTTATCCTGGTACCGTAGAAGTAAAAATAGTGTATAGATTAAATATTCAGGAAGTGATATATCTAGAGTATTTAGGATGGGAACAATTAGAGGATAATGTGATTTGGAGATTTAAGTTAAATAGTTGACAATTTAAAATGAGAAAACTATAATTAAAAGTGTTGTTAGAACTTTGTATTTATTATGAATTTCTTAACATACATTTGGTTCGATAGTTCATAGTACCAACAAAAGGGAGGATGAAATGTCTTCCCTTACTTTCAAGTCCATAGTTTAGTAGATAGAATACGGAACTTCTAATTCCATGACCTCAGTGCGATTCTGAGTGGACTTATTGATTGTGCAATTTGTTTTTGTAGGAGAAGTGAAATATCTTCTATCTTTTTTATTAATAGATATAATTAAAGATAAAACATAATAAATATATGCCACATTTAATTTATACTACTCTCTATCCAATACCAATTACTACTAATAATCAAGCTACTCAAAGAATAGCAGAAGACTCTACTTGTTATCTCTTAGAGGTTATTAAATTTCAAGATAAGACTATAAGAGGAGTGACTAAAGATAGGACACTCTGGTTCTTAGCTGAAGACATACTAAAAACATTATCTAGTCCTTATGAGAAACAAAGACTCTTAGATAATATAAAAGATGAGTATAAGAAATTTATTTATATAGTAGATGATGTAGGAACTAGAAGACATCTTTTAATGATTAGTATGAAAGGTATAATAGATCGATTAGTTAATTAATAAAGAAAAATGGTCACTAACTGGACAACACTTTACGTTAAATTAAATGGAGAAATGAAGAGAATAGGTAATGTAAATCCTAAGACAGGAGCAGTCTCTTTGTATTCTGAAGGATATAAATACTATGACTCACCAGATCTCTATTATGTGAATACACAAGGACTATATAGGAATATTAATTCCTATCTCTTTTTTATTATATCACAGAGGGAAGAAAAAGTGTAGTATTAGAGCTATATAAGAATAGAGATACTAAAAAATATTCTCTACTCTCAATACTCTACTAAAAACAATATCCTAAAACTTTCTTGCCTTCTATTTTTCTAGAAGTCTCAGAACCAGGAATATATTTGAGAACATCTAACCCTTTAGCTTTTTTATCTAACCTTAAGCTGATATAAATTTCGGCTAAGATATTTTTGCAATCGTTCATACTATAAAAAGTATTTTTCTCAAAAGTCTTTTCTAATTTATCTTTAATAACGTTTTGAACTTCTTGGCATTGAGCATATATCTCATTATTAATTTTTTTCTTAACGTATTTTAAAGACCTAATACGAGAGATACCTAGAATTTCTACTGCTTTCTTGATTGAGTTATCAAGACTATTAATCTCAGCTAAAGTTTCTAAGTCCAATTCACTCAATTCTTCTTTAGACATAATTTCAACATACTGCTTGAGCATTGCTTGGTAACTAATGCTAGTAGTATTATATAAGAAATCATCTTCGATCTTTTCATATTCCTGATTACCCTCAAGAGTAAAACCCGCATCAATATATCCTTGTCTAATACTTAATCCACTACTATAAATGCCGTGAATAACCTCATAGTTAAATTCTTCGTTTAGCTTTTTAAGTTCGTTGAATTCAATAGTATTGGTTTCTGAATTGTACTGAATATAAAAATCATCTAAATCTAATTGATATAGTTTTTTATAAGCTTCTTTCTCTAAATCCTCCATTTTATTATTAAACATATTAATGTGAACAAGAGTATCTTTAACTTTATTCTCTACTGTATTTTGGAATTCTTTTTCATCTAGTTCATATACTCCAGTGTTGTAGATATGGAAGATAGTATCTTTAAATGGATTATTAATGTTTCGTATCCTACCTGCAATTTGAGTAATATCTGTGGAGATGTCTAGTAGAGTATGTTTTTTACTAACTCCACTTACTACATAGATCACTCCACTATCTGAATAGAAATCAACTCCAAGGAAAGACTTAGATGTTACGAACGTGAATGGTTTATTTGGATCATGTACCTTGCTAATACCAAAATCTTCTAAGAGATACTTATTTCTATCACTTTCACCACAGATGATTTTTACTTCATCAGGAGTTAGATTAGCATTATCTAAGATATCTTTAATAATACGAACAGAGTTAACAAAAAAATAAGCTTCATGACTAATGTGGTTTCCTATTTTTAGTTGATAGCCATTAGCTTTATATTTAGCGATAATTTTTACTACATTAGCAAAGGGAGTATTAGTCTTCTTTCTATGTAGTTTAATTTGTCTAGTTACCCATTTAACTTCTGTGTAATCTAAGTCAGCTAATATCTTAGGAGTAAACTTTGGCTTAATAGGTGTGGCGGATAGATACGTTACATAGTTGAACTTACTAGATTCTTCTAATAAAGTATCAATAGCTTTATCTCGGTATGAGTAGTCACTAAGTATTTTATGATACTCATCAACTAAGAGTTTGTATTCAGTATAAGCGTCTATCTCTAATGCCTTTAACCAATTAACTGTTTTGTGCAATGAGTTATAAGTGGTAAATATTTTAATATTCGATTGATTTGCTTTAATTTGTTTAGCAAAAGTTTTATAATCCATATCTCCGTATACCCCAATAATTTGAGTGTTCTGACTCATTTTGTTACTGATAATCTCAATAGTGGGAACAGCTACAATATATGGATCAAGAGATACGGTAGCTAGAAAAGTACCTCCTACTCCAGTAGCTCCTTTGTTGAATATACCTTGAGGTAACTCCGACATGAACTCACTGAGATAGATGGCGGGGGCTGGCGCTTCGATTGTGTGAATAGTCATAAATTTTGAGAGGGAATATATTTTAGTTGTGTCTACTATCATTATAGCTCGAATACTACAAAAAATCTTCTCTCTGATAAATTAGAGAATAAAAAATTCAGTTTAGGAATATAAAAAGCTACTATGTAAACTAAAAATTATTCACTTCGATTATGAAAAATAAGTTGTGGATTTTTTAAATTATGTATTATTGTTAATGCTCATTTTTGAAAATTAGTCCACAGTTTGAAAATATTTATTTAGTAGAATAATAGGTTAATGTCCAGTAGGATAATCTGAGAAATTGCAACTATTAATTACGGTAGCATTGTTACTTCTTATCTAGTTGTGATATAATGAGCTAAATAACTTAGGAGATTAGTGTGACTGAAGAAAAAGAAGTTAAACTTAAATTAGTAAGAATAGAACAAGACAAAAGTGCTAAGATTTTTGTTTATCGTGAAATTAAAGAGAAAAAATAGTATCACTAGAATCATTCCTAAAAAAGAGTTAAGAGACTTAGTTATGAAGAACGACAAAACATAGAAAATAAAAAGCTTATGACTATTGAAGAGGAGGAATTAACTATATCTTCTAATGTAGGTATAAAAGGAATGCCTGGTTCTACTCGTTGGGTCTACAAGGAAAGCTATGAAACAGGTAGAAAAGTTAAGATAGGGATTCTAGCTGAAGATAATGTGATTGAGTTATATCCACCTAAAGATACTACTATTTATCAGCCTACCCTATATTCCCTTTCTTGGTATGTTGAGTCTATAGGATATGAAGGAACTGACCAATATATAAGTATTGAGCCTATGAACTTTATTAATGAGATAGTAGTTAAGAGAAAAGAGTTAGGTCTGGTAGATAAGGTAACTGGTTATATAACTGATGAAGGTAAAGCAATCTATTACGATCAATATAGGACTTAATATGACTTATATACTAGACTTTGTGAATAACTATAATTCTCCTAAGAGAGATGGAATTACTGTTTATAAAACTCATAGTAGAATAGAAGTTGGTTTAGTGGTAAATGGTAAGATAGTTTTCAATATAATAGAGAAGTATTTGTAAGAGAAGAGTTACATACTTGGTCTATTGGTTATTGGGAGAATGATACTTTAGTTCTTTGGAGTCAATATGAATATTCCTGATGATCCTTGGAGTAATCAAGAAGTAGCTATTAGTTTTGAAGATAATAATAATTGTCTTGAGGGTTACGTAGATGATAAAGGTAATGTAGCCCTTAAGTGGTCATCTAGTGTAGACCCATTAGATAATTCTAATATGTGTCTTATTGGGTCTTTGGTAGACGGAAAGTTAAATCTTAAATGGGTGAGAGAATATGAAATTTCTATCTAGTTTATTCAGTCGGATGACCCGTCTTCGGAAGTGGTGGCAAAAAGAAGAGAATAATCGACTACAAGGAGATAAAAAGCAAGATGTAGTTTCTCCTATTACTTTTGTTTCTCAGCATGATTATCCACTGTGCTATAAGTATTGTGTTGATACACATAAATATAATGTCATAGGTACTATTGTTGATGAAGAGATTGTGTTTGATAAGATTTATCCATTACGAGATAATCACATTCCTAGAGCTTATCAGTATGTTTTCTTTCGCAAAGCGGTGCCAGACGCTATTAAGGAAGATAGGAAAGGTGAGCGAAGTGAGACAAACTTTAAGACATTTATTCCAAAGAATGTTCCACAACAAGTTAGGATTAATGAAGATACTAGCTATGTTATAGGGTTTTTGAGAAATGGTAAGATTGTGTACTACGATCAATGTTTATTAGGAGAGTAATATGAATTTGATTACCATAGTAGAGAAGTTAGATACTATTATTAAGCTATTAACTCCTCCATCCGTTACGAGTAGCAACGAGCATTCTCTTCAAAGTAGAGATATTACAGAAGCTAAGAAAAGAGAGTCGCAACTCCTTCGCTTAGTAGTTGAACGTAACGCTAAAGGTAAGAGAGTAAGAGATGGCTATTTAAATGAAGATGGTAGTGTTGAGTGGATTAGGAGTTACAAATGAACAAAATACATAAGAGACCTACTATTAGTAGGAACCGTAAGTGATAAGAGTAATATTATCTTTAATGAACCTAATAAAGTTATCCATTAAGTAGATTATGAATATCCAACTTTATATAATTACAGAGAACTTTTAGTAGATATTTATGAAGGGGATTTTTGCTCTATTGGTTACTCTGATAATGGTAAAGTGATTTATTGGGGTCAATACGTTAAAGAGTATATCTGATTTTTTTTAAATAGAGAAAATACAAGACTCCTTATTAATTAGTATTAGGGAGTTTTTTGTTTTGGGGAATTGTTGTCTGCTTGCAATTATCTAAGTTACAATGTAGATTCATAATGAGGAATTAGTATGAGAATTCAGCAACGCTATAAAGAACCAATCGAAGGACTTCATATTGAGACTGGTGGAAGTAGCTCGCTAGAGCCTCACTTTGGGATATTAGTATCTCCTCTAGCTAACTCAATTCCTGATACTCATCAACCATCTAATTTTAAGATTCTATTCGTCTTTAGTATTGCTACTTTCATTGGTTTATTTATTGGATGGTTCTTGACTAACTCAATAAATAATGAGAAGTTGAAGTCTGCGGAGTTGAATACTAATCTTGCTAAACTCAATCTTGCTAAGAATCAAGAGCAGATAGATAATTTCTGTAGAGCAAACTCATCCTTAAGATAGCCAAGCTCAGCAGTATGAAACGATAAATAAGCAAACTCATCCATTAGGTTCAGGGAGCATCTAAGTAGACAAAAAATAGGGTAAAGCAATGGTTAAAAAAGCTAAGGACGTAAATCTTGGGTTAAGTAATGTTCCTAAATGGTTGTCAGGAGTTAAGATTCCTTCGATTCTGGTAAAAACGTTCGGCATTAATCCAGGACAAATGGGAGGACTAACTTTAGATTCATTATCTCAAGCTAAGGCATTATCTGAAGGGGCATTACTCCAAGTAGAGATGGCTCATAAGTTCTTTGATTATTTGAAGAATATATGTGAATCTCATGAGGAAATAGAGAGACTCAGAGCTGATGCAGTTAAGCTAATGTACTCAACTAAGGAAAGAGAAGATAGTTCTATTATGTCTGCTCTTTTAGCTGAGACTAAATATCAGGAGCATTATGAGACTTGGCAGCATAAATTAGCTGGTAGTCAAGAACTTATTAAGCAGAAAGGAAAGTTAGATAGAGATTATTTAACTGAGAATTTTAAGAATAAACTCTTAATAGCTATTGAGTTTGGTAAAAGGAAGAAAGAAAAATCAGATAACTCCGTTAAAGCGTTAAAAGCTAATAATGGAAAAGCAATTAAAGAAGATTTAGAAAGAGAAAAGCAATTGAAAGAAGCTAGAGCTAAATTTGACCAACTTATTAAGAGGTAAGAGTTATGTATTTATATCCTATGGGGGATGATAATGGAAGTGCTATTGATCCTAAAAATATCTATAAGTCTGCTGAGATAATAGATGTTGAATCAGAACAGTATGAGGAAGAAGAACTTTTATCTCAGAATAATCAATATAAAAGAATTACTAAGCAATGGTTAATCTTACAAGAAGTTTCAAGAGCTATTTTATTCACTTCTGGAACATCTTGGATATTTTTAGTCTTTAGGTCTATTAATTGGTTCCCGTTAGTCATAGGACTTAATATACTTTTTTTCTTAGCTATAGGAGTTATATTTTCTATGTCTTGGAGTAAGTTGAAGGTAATAGATAGAGTTAGGTTATTTGTGAGTGGAATAGCTACAGGCTTTGCTTCTGCTATTAGTGGTTCTGATATTCTTTATTTTTGGTTTATGAATAACCAAATATTAGCTTTATCTATAGTAGTTACTGTATTAGTGGTTCTTAGTCTTATAGGAATATTAGGCTATAGGACTAAAGTGTTGAGGTATTAATATGAAAAAGAACTTAAGAGCTATTGGTATTTTCGTAGGATGTATAAGTGCTTCTTGTGCATTGATGGTACTATCTGCTCTTACTCCTAAACAAAATTTATATCTTATCAATAATCAAATTAATACTTTAACGACTAAGACTAACGATAAAAAAATACAATCTAACTATACTTTTTTAGCTTTTATATTACTCTCAGGAGCTATTCCATTTGCTGCTATGTCTTTATTAGTTGTGTCTAATAGATTACCAGAGATAGAGTTAGAAGCTGAGGAGTATAATAAGCAGAAAGAAATAAGAAGAATAAGAAAAAACTCCGAATTAGAAACTGAGAAGGAGTTATGTAATGCTAATAAAACTGTAACTGTCACTGCTCATGAGAAGAATTTAGAGAGTGCATTTGTTGAGTTAGCTGAAGCTAGTGATTGGCATTATGTATCAGATAATGATGAGGAAGAAGTAAAAGATAGTAACTCATTAGTAATAGAAGATCAAAAAAAAAATTCTTGAACTCTGAGAGATATCACGAAAATAGACTACTAAATGATTTAGCTTACTCCGATAAGTCCATTATTATTAGTGGTTCTAACGGTTCAGGTAAGAGTCATACATTAAGTCTATATTTGAGATTGCTATATGAACAAGCTAGAAATAAGGATCAAGTTGCATCTACCTGGATATTAGCTAGAAAGAATGATAGTTTCTGTGGATTGAGAGAAGCAGATAAATTAGTTATCTTCAATACTTTAGACCCTAGTGAAGCTTTTAAGTTAATAGAGAAGACTTATAAAAACTTTCAAGCTCGACTTAAAGTAGTTGAAGAAGTAGATAGAGTTAATCTTCCACCTTTGAGATTAATATTAGAAGATTGGTCATCTACTGTAATGATACTTAAGAAAGCTCATAAAACTCTTTGGACTAAGATTGAGTTAATGCTTCTTGATATTATTACTGTTGGTAGAGAATATAATGTTTGCTTAGTAATCTTAACTCATACGATTGGTTTAGAAGCTTTAGGATTAGTGGTAGATTCAAATTTAAGAGCCAATCTTACTATTGTTGTTCAAGGTCTTATTAGAAATGAGTTAGGAAAGATTAAAGGAGACTATTTATTGATTGAGCTAGCTATTAAGAATCAGTTTATTGTTCCCGATAATTCATTGAGATCTGTTTATTTAACTCAAGTGAATGATTTGATACCTGAATCGAGAAAAGAACAAGTTCCTATTTATTTCACTACTTTGGGAAATGGTGGAGTTGGTCTTCTTCCTTATATTCAAAAGTCTAATATTGATTTTACTGAGAGGGAGATAGATGAGGATTTAGTCTTTAGAAATAATAATGAGTTTAGGTTATCTGAGAAGTTAGAGGATGATGGGGATGTTAGAGATTCATTAGAGAGGTTATATGAGTTAGAGGAAGTGAAAGAAGAAATAGATGATATGATAGAGATGAAATCACAAGAAGATAGCGAGTTAGAAGAAAGTGAAATCATTTATTATACTGCTTTAAGACTTAATAAGAAAAATGCAATTGAGCTAATTTATAAGTTAAAGGTAGAAATGAAACATACACAGACTCAAATTATATGGATGTTATGGAATGCTAAACCAGGAGTAACTAAAGCTTATAAGAATGCTGTTAGCGAGTATAAAGAATTAATGAGGGATGAAATAAATGAAGAGTAAAGTTTCAGGTTACGTTTATATTGTTGGTGCAGTGGGAACTCGATATTTTAAGATTGGCATTAGTCAAGAGTCAGTAATGAGAAGGTTGTGTAATCTTCAAACAGGTTCTCCTCTTAAATTAAGGTATGTTTATCATGGTTACGTAGCTAATATGTTTCAAACAGAAAAAGACTTACATAAGATATTTAGTTCTTTTCGTACTATTGGTGAATGGTTTTCTTTAACTACTGAGGGTGTACAAGAATGTATTACTCTAATAAGGTTAATGCAGGTAGAGGAACAAAAAGAAGAAGTGAGTAAACCTATACTAATGGAGGAGGAAGATTTAGAAGAAGAACCATTTTGTGATATTGCTTGGAATGTTAAATTAGTTAAAGAATATTACCCAAATACTTCTCTTGAAGATTTGTTCTTATCAATACGTAACTCAGCTTTATCTGGAAAAACTGCTAGATATATTATAAGAACTGTTTTAAAGTTTACTGATGGAAAAAACCATCCTACTAAGAGTTACACGAATCATGGAAAAACATTGTTGAAATGGTTGATAATAAATTATGACTTTAATGATGAAGTTTATAATTTACCTGAGATACAAAAGTTATTTTGATATTAACTAATACTCAATAAAAAAACTCCTTAACTTAATTGCTAGGGAGTTTCTTTTTATCTTAGTAAGACTCTATCTCTGTTATTGCTTTAGCGTTTATTACATTTATATCTTCTACTGCTCGTTTCTCTTGTTTCATATTTTGTTCTATTCGCTGTCTTTCCTCTAAGAGTTTTTTGATTTTTTCATCCATTGCTTGAGGGTTTTGTTTTAGTTTAGTTAGTTGTTTAGTTCTTTCTTTTGTTTGTATTTCTTCTAAGTGTTCTTGTAAGGATTCAGTTCCCATTATTGCTTTAGTTAATGTATGAACTTTTCCTATTACTTCAACTATATCTTTTAAGTCTCTTGGATTGATTTGAGGCATTTCTTCTAGGTCATATCCTTCTTCGTTTGCACTCTTAAATGCTTGAGGATATTGATTGAAGTATGCGTTAATTAGTTGTGCAGTCTTTCCTAGTTGAGCAAGAGCTAAAGTATCTGACATATTAGATTCACCTAATATTGATGTTACTTTACCTTCTGTCATCCTCCTTCTTAACTTAGAGTCTAAGAGGTTTCTTTGATGTGTCCATTTATCTCTATGAGCTTTGTCGGTTAGAGTATTAACTGATATTTCATGTTTTTCAGCTAATCGTTTCATTGTGTATGGTCTATGACATTCTATCCCTTCTTTATTGAGATAGATTTCTCCTACCATATAATCTAATCTGATTGAATCCCAATCCCATTTTTTGGGGAACGGCATATATTATTCCTTGAATATCGTATAAATTTTTAGTCTTTCTATTTTATTTTACTTGCTTTTGAATAATTATATTTTGTGTATTGTTTTGGGTTGTTTATGTTGATTAGTTGTTAAAGGGTTTGGTGTTTAGTAACTCACACTTTCGTTGCATACGCACCTTCCCACATCCCAGCCACCTATTACCTCTCAGCACTCACAGTCCTATAGCGTATCACTTGACAGCCTGTCCATCATCTGCTATCCTCTATTACTCTTCATAAGCTCTACTTATAACTATAACCCTTACTCATTAGCTATTCTCATTTGACGTATTCCCTATCATCTGTTACCCTATGATCCTTATATAAGTAGCTATCCCCGCTGTAAGCCGTTATCTGGTACGGCTTAGCACTACTATCCACACAGAGGCCTCTAACGTCGCATCCTAGCCACCTTATCTCTATATCCTATGTGTTCTATCTTTAGCTATATGACTAAGCTTAGATAACCTACTAACTCTTATGACTTATAGTATGGTTGTAATATATAAGTAGTATACTAGGAGTTAGTCTTAAGACTATTAGGAACTCTAATGGCTTACCCCCTTTACAATACCTCTATTATCGTGCGAGTATAGATACATCGAATAAGAGAGACGGGCGAGCCAAGCTTAACCTTTACTCATAACTCGATTCAGAATCTTAACCTCTAGGACATAAGCAAAACTCATAAGACAAAAGCTTAAAAAGAGTTGACATCTTAAGAGCAACCCGCTAGAGTATAGAGAGTTAAGAAACCACAAGCCCGCTGAGTGCTGGCATTACATTATCGGAAAGACTCGGATCTGAGTGATCCCTAAGTCAATCCATCCCCTCGGATCTAGGCTGCTTTTAAAGTTGTCTAGCCCGAAAGGGAAAAACTACAGTTACATCTTGCGGTCAAACTTTCTCTTATGAGTTAGCTCGATCGTAATAGGTTGGCCTCACAGGCTGAATAACTTCGAGGCTGTTTTCGAGTCAATCCTTCGGGATAGTCACTCCAATAGCTAGACATAATTTAATAAATAAGAGTTAACGCTTGAAAGTCTGGCGGTTTGCTCATCTTAGAAATTGGTAACTGAGATGAACAAAGCTACTTAAAGATTAGAGAGTATTACTCCAACAGAACCTAGACAACCAAATAGTTTTACCTGCAATGGTAGCTTGACAAGCAATCTCGCTTTATACCATTATCTGCGGTAAGTAAGTTTTAACTCTAATTTCTATGGGTTACTAACTACTGAGACAAAGATAATCAAATGATACAAGTACAGTATAAAGCACTAAAACATCTATCCCTATTTTCAACTAGCAATTGATTAGGGAGTGCGATAGATGGAGATTAAGCGAAGTAATAGGCGATCGAAAGTACAAAAGTATAGACGATCTATGGTTCGATTCCCCTAGCAGGTATTACCGGTAAACTATCCCCGGTGACAAGTGAGAAAAATGACTACTCAAAAAGAACAAATCGATCTATCTCGTTTTTTTCCCTCTCAATGGTTGCAAGATGATTACACACTTAAAGCAAGCGAGACAGACCCGGAGGAAGAAGTTAAAATTCAGAAAGTCGAGATAGTGGAAACACTCCCCACAGTACGCAACACTGTCAAAGGGCGACTACCTGAGTATTTAAAGCTCCTTTTCATCCTTTCCTCTATGAGCTATAAGACAGAGGATAACAAAGCTAGTTATCGAATCCTTATCTGTAACAAATCACCCAACACCTCAACCGCTTATGATTCTTTTTACTTAGTTCTAGACACTAAGAACAACTACCGAGGTTTTGCAGACAGTGAGTTAAAAGCTTGTGAGTTAGCTGAACTGATTATCAAGAAACCTTAACTCTAATCTAATCACTGCTGTATAGTTCGTTGCTATGCAGTGGTATTTCTCCCCTATACCGTTAAAACTGGGGAGATGTTAACCAAACACAAAGGATCTAAAATGTCTAACACTATCCCAGTAATTGATTCTACATCTAATCTCTGCCAGCATCAATTCGAGAATCGCTACTCTATCTACTGTCATGATCCCTTTGAAAACCAACCTATCAGCAATGAATTAATCGAGCAATTAGCTACTCAGTTAAGTGCAATTAGCCCTGTAATAGTTACTACCAAAATGGCTAGCGGTAGAATTGGTAAGTTTTTAACGGCGGATAGTTTCGATGTCTTACAGAACCAAGTCAATCAGAAGGAGGAGAATAAAGACTTTTTAGCAGAAGGGTTTAGGGGTTACTTACTAGACATCACTCACTCAGCGTTTTATAAAGGTTATCCCAAACTATTCTGGATTAATTTTGATATTGACAGAGTAGACTTAGAACTTTTTGAATATGGCGAAATAGGTTATTATCAACTGATTAACAGGTTTGCAGTTCCTAGAATTTAACCCTTCACTACTCCTATAGTCTGTCGTTAGCTATAGGGGCATTGATACCTAACACCGATAAAACTAGGTATTTTATCCACCAATACTTAGGAAGAAAGACAATGACTGATATAGAAAAGTTAGAAGCAATTCTTGAGATGAGAGGGAGAACGCTGCCGACAATTCAAAGAGTAGGGGAAGTAGTTAAAAGTGAAAGATGTAAAATGTGGCATCATCTAGCAATTGTTAACATTACATCATACGGTATAGGTTATATTCTAACAGTTGACAAAACCCATCCGACTCTTAAGTATCACTACATCGCTGTTACTGCGGATTATGAACCAATAGGGATCTACAAATATATAGAAGATGCTCAACATTTTCTAGTAGGGGATCTAAAATACGCAGCAGTTCTCGGAGGTAAAAGTCAGGAAGCCAAACCTAGACCTTATGATGCTGTGTTAGGTGGCAAGAGATAGTTAATTTTCTCAGACTCAATGGTGAGAGATAGTGCAATCATTATCTACTAGGTTCGATCCCTAGCTGAGATCTTCCCTATATGGGAGTTCACTTAAGACAAAGGAGAATATCATGTCTACTGCAATCAACAAACAAGTCAAGCAAATAATGTCTAATTTCCCTTACTACTTGGGAGAATATTTGATAGTAAAGGAGACTAAGATTACTACACATTTAGGTAGTGAATTTGCAATCTATCGAATAGAAATAATAGTGGGGGATGTTGTAAGATATTTAGATTTAATCACTACTGTCTTTCAATGTTTTAAAGGGGTTGGCGGTTTCTATGGAGATATCCGCTCAAGTCATCGGATAGCAGAGATAATGTGTGACTCATTAGCCGTTCTAGATTACCTTGAAGAGAGATAAACATTCATCAATCTACAGCCAATAGGTGGCTACTAAGTAATTAGGTTCGATCCCTAAGTAGATTATTCCCAATATGAGTTATTGGGGTTTATTAGGAGGATCAAATGTTTAAAAAGTCTGAGCTAAAAACTATTGCTAACTGTCAGCAAGCTCTCAGAAGTTTAATTGATGTCGAGTTCTTTTGCTACGATGTCAAGACTATTTCTTTCTATTTCGGTACAACAAAGATCATCCTTAACAATGCTGACTCTAAAGCAATTGTGGATAAGGGGCCGAAGTTAGCCGATCTACAATTAGCCTGCATGAACTTCTCAGCAACTTATAATTATAATGTTGTCTGCAAAGTGAACAATGAAGGATTGCTAGAAAGCACTACTGCTATTTATCAGTGGGATTCTACTACTGAGAGGATGGTATTACTCCCTCTTGATGAAAATTTCCAAGCATTTGAATGTCCTCCACTTCCTGATGATGAGACAGTAGCAAATCTTGTCGATCGTCCGATTGTTCCGTTTGATTCAGAGACTAACACAGAAGTTAAGACCGAAAAAATTGAAGTAAAACCACAATCTGAGAAAGTCAAAATCGAGAAAACTCAAGCGAGCGAACCTATTACGCCAGAACTTGTAGAGGATATTACACCGATCAAGCTTCCCTCAGAAATTGGTGTTTATATCGTTCTTTCTGATAAAGAGAATCAATCAGTCAAGAAGCGTCTCCCCATCTCATTAGAATCAATCAGACCGCATTTAATGGCTTGGTTGTCTGGTACGGATCAACATTATCAAGGGCAGTTAGCAAAGTTTAAAGAAGCAATCAAGAGTAGCAAACATAATGCACTAACTCTCTACCTCTACCGTCCTTATACGTGGCAGGTGATGGACGTAGCAGGAGATAAACAACTGAGAAAAGTTGAGGTAACATCTGCTAAAACTCCTGAGATTAGAACCCAAAAGAAAGGAAGTATTACGCAAAACTCAAGGGATGCGATCCCGGAGTTGGGGTCAATGTACACTATCTCACCCGTTAAAATTTTGGAGTCTGGTAACATCTACTTAGCTCAGACTTACATAGAGTTAAGTGTGGATAATGATTACCTGCTACGATCCCGTAAGATAGCGATCTTTGAAAATGGCACTCTGAAATATCATTCAGAATTGATTGAAACTGAAAGGGATAAGCATGATATTCACCCGTTAGTTGAGGCGGATGGTAAAAGGATATTTCCGCAGATGTCTATTGCTCATATTGAGTTACAAACGTTAGAACCTAACCCTAATAACCCGGAGTATTATCTCAACGTCAAAAAACCCCACTACGAACCTGTAATAGGTGGCAAGCTAGTATTAAAATCTAGTATCACTCCCGATACAGATATGAGTCAATTTGTGAAGGTAGGGAATGATTATTTAGAATATAATACCTATCTCAACACTCCAATAAAATTTGAGGGATTCAAACACCCTAATATCTCACCTAAAGCACCAAAAAAACATGAGATAACTCAGAGGCAGAACGTAAAACCCGTCAAGATTCACAATGAGAAAGTAGTCAGCGGACAGATAGAATTTACTGATGTAGTCTCTACCGTGCCAATGTTACTCAGACTTACTCCTTCTCAAACAGGGTATGCTCTAGTTGGTTTACCTCTCAAATTACCTGATGACTTTACCTACGATCTAGCGCGATATATTGCATCTAATTTAGGACAAAACTCGATTGGTTATCTTAACTCCGAGATACAACGGGTTAAAAGCTCCCCTAGCTTGATGATCGGTAGGTTTGACAAATATCAGCTATTATCAGCATTGGAAAAATTAGCAAAAGGAGTGTTAGCAGAGGAAAAACTAGACCCCAAAGGAGTGTTAGAGAGTAAAAATAAGCTCAAAGCATATATGGGCAAGCAGGATTTCTACTCATCATCAGTTGACCCTTACTTCTCTTTCTACCCTTTAGCTAGTGTCAAGATAGTGCAAGAGACAGAAAGCCTAAAGTATAGCTACCGTCTGACTAATTTCGGAGACAGTCGAGGGTTAATCAAGAATAATCTCTCATCAGTACAGACCTGGATTCAACGGATCAGTTACAATCTCAAGAATTACTTTGGAGTCAAAAAACCTGACTTTAACGAGGTAAAAAACTACCTGAAGGATAACTTTAAATTCAAAAACTGTAATCTAAAGGTCTACTATTCTACTGGGATCTTTTTTGAAGTCTGGCATCTAGATCAAATGGTAGCTAAGCAATTAATTAGCATAATTGATCCGGCTAATACAGAGAAAGTCTGGAACATCTCAGTTGTTAATATCGCCAGAAATATCCAGTTTGGTGATAATCGGATCTTTGAAAAAGTCTTAAAGTGTAACAACTTAATAGACTCTGATCTAATACAGTTCGCCAAGTCTCAACTCTCAAAAGTAGTAGACAAATTTATCACTGCTAACGAGAAAAAATTAGTAGGTGAGGGAAAAATAAAGCAGACTACAGCAGTTAAGGAAGTAGTAGGATTTGATAAGACTAGCCACGGGTTTAGTAACATTAAGTCTACCTTCTTAAGGTTTATTACTCCTTTCTCTATTGAATCAGAAGTAGATAAAGGTAAGCTATTCAACCTTAGAACGGGTAAGATATTAGACCGTCATTCTGCTAATGACCTATTCGAGACAATGGTTAAGAATTGGAAACAATGGGGTAGAGATAAAGATTCTACAATTCATTTAGGAGGATATGAGTTTAAAAAACCTAATCCTGGTAAGTTGATGCTTGAGATACATCACAAGGTATCGGATAATCCTGAGTTAGACAAAATTATCTGGCCCGAAGTGATCGAGATATGGTGGCAACTGACAAACGAGCCAATAGGCTTTAGAACATCATCGGGAGTAGTCTTAACACCTTGGTCTATTCACTCTAATAGAGTTGATATCTGGGAGTATAGGATCAAAATGCAAAAGATCGACATTTTACGGGATCAGAAAACTAATGAAAGTAAACCCGATAGAATCAAGTCACATTTACAGTTGTCTATAGAGAGATTGACTGAGATACTGGATAAAACTTATCCCATCTGGTATCAACAAATATCAGAGGATGTAAGGAAACATTTAGACGCTTTAGAGGAAGCTTTAGAACTAGCTAAAGAGTCAGATAACGTCTAACCAAGCTAGCTAGGGTATATCTGGTAAATTATCCTAGCTTTAGCTACTAACTTAGATAACGTGCATAATCTGCATACCCAACTATCTATTATTAGTAGTGAACTGTAAACACTCAACATAGGACAGAAACAATGCTTAACATTAACGACGCGATCGCTTCTTTTGGTAACATGACTCTAGCAACCGTGGCAGAAGAGTCAATGATTCTCGAATACAAGCAAGCAGTTGAACGGAAAAATAAGTTAGGACAAGTTACATCTTACGCGGTTAAAGGTGATGCAACACTTGAGTCAATCTCGATTAATTGGTGTCAAGATAACGACGGTTCACAGTGTCTTCATCTTAAGAAAAAAACTGAATTGCTCGCTTCTTTCAATCTCCGATCTAATGGCACGATTGAATGGCTTCCTAATACTACATTCAACGTTCGATCGACATTAATTGCAAAACCAATTGATCCAGAACAAGACACAATAGTTTCTTTTTCGCTTTATAACTTCTTTGATCAGTGGATTAAGTCTAAGCCTTTCTCTGTTGGTCTTAATCAACTAGCACAGGAGATGATCTACCCTCCTGCTGTTGTTAAGCTTCTATTGCTGTTTATTTCTTACATGACAGAGCGCACCCGCCAAGCTGAATTAACAGGTAAACTCTCTCAAGAAGCTAACCTGACAATTGACATGGATCGAGTATCTGTGATGTATCACGATCTGTTACGTCGCCTAGTTGGTGATAAAAAGCGGATGCAAAGGTTATATGCAGGTGCAAGTGACTTCATCGCTCTGCCAGCTAACAGGGATGAGATTTTAGCTTTAGTAGCAGAAGAAGTCGATCAACCCGAACCAATAGCAGAAGAAAAAACCATCGATCCTGACAACACAGAAGACGATCAGGATATTATGTCTCTACCTTCAGAACCCCCCGACGATAAGAAATTTGAAGCAGATTTTAAGGAATTAGTAGAAAGTTCTGAACCGATCGAGGTAACAGTTAACCCTGATACTGAGGAAACACAACCAGAATAGTCTAACCCTCAAATAGTCAATCTAGCCTCTATCCTTTAATTAGGGTAGGGGCTTTTTTGTGTCTTTCAATAGTTGATTTTCTTTTTTAGATATTACAAGAGATAACTTTTAGCTTTGTTATAGTGCGTCCATCAATTTTTTTATTGTGATCTTTTATCGTGTACCAATAAGCTAGATCACTTGCTTTTGCAACTTTTTTAATATTTAATATCCTGTAAATTTCTTGTAATTTTTTCTTAATTACTGACTTATCAAGTAATTGTTCTGGCTCTAAATTAAGCATATTCATAATTTCGCTACCTAAGTTAATTAAACCTTCATCTATTCCTATTTGATTTTTAATAAGTTTTTCAGAAAACTGCAAAGCTCTCATTTTATCAAAACCTAATTTTTCATGAGCTTCCTTAATTAAAGGATGTATTTTAGAGATAGAAATTCTATTTTCTGGATTATTTACATACTCTGCACAACATTTTTTAAAACTACTATTAATTTTGACATCGTTGACTTTATTTTTATTATTTGTAATGGTTACATCTGCCTTTAATACTTTTTCTTTTTTAGGTAAATCTATTTGGATTGTAGGTTTAATATCTCTAAAAACACGGTCTTTATTATAAATAGGTTTATGAAGATTTATACAGTAAAGTTCAATAATATCTCTATCTACTTCATTTTTAATAATCATATATTCAACATAGTAAATGTACTCTTTCCATTCTTGTGCTTCCGATAAATGCTGATAGAGACGATTTTTTAGGTTGTAGGTTTTTCCTATATTAGGTTTTTCTATCTTTTTTAAATTTTTACCTACTAGAATTTTGGGGAGGATACTAACCTATGTCAGAAAACACAAACTAATAGGGGAGAGTTATGGAAACTATAACTGCTGAAATAGTTAATTTTCGTAGAGGTAATGAAAAACAAGGAGTTAGACTTTGTGTAAGATTAGATATCAGGGGAGAAAAAGTCTACCACTACACTAATCTTTTAACTCGTAATGAAGAAAACTTCTGGATTGATTGGACAGAAAATAACTTTCATAATCAACCAAAACTTAAGGTTAAACCCGGTGATAAGGTTTCTTTTGTTGGTGAGATTGAGGATAATCGTTCAAGCTGGGGAGGATACAAAATATTAAAAGGAGAAGTTATTAAGTAGATTGTATTCTTCGTCAACCTTATAATTTTCTCGTCAATATTGTAACTTCTCTCGATTTTTTTGTAAATTTTGAGAGAGGATTTTTTGCTGCTAATCGCATCTTTTTGTGATTTTGCCCACCTTAGATTTTTTTGGAGAATTCCCTTGCCTAGAATATTTTTCGATAATGCTGAAGATGCAGAGAAAGTATCCGAAAATATTGAGGAACCAGTAGAAGACAACCTTTCTATCAATGTAGATGCTGAAGAGTTAAATTTAGCATTGAAGCAAGTAAAAATTTCCCCAACAGCTTATTCAATTGCTGAAGTTACAGAACCATTACCACAATAACCCTAGAACCAGGAAAAAATTATGACTACTTGGCAAAATGTATCTGATGAAGTTTTTCTTCAAGCTCATATCAATCATGTAATCCGAGTTTGGGGTCATTGTCCTGATATTCCAGAAGATAAAGTTTCCTTAGTAATAGAAAGAGCTAAGAGACATTATGAGATGTTCCCAGACCAAGTAGAAGCTTTAGAAAAGGAGATTGCTAAGTTAATAATGGAAACTAAGTAATTTTCTATCGCTCAAATTGGAGCTTTGAAGATACAGCGAAAAAAGCACCTTACTGCATCTACCAACAATTATGGTACGGAGAATTTCCCTACGGAACTTGGTCTTGAGCGATTCGTAAATGTTTAGTAACTCAAGAAGTCAAAATATCAATGATTTGTACTGACATTAATCCATGAGGTTTAAGTGATTCTGATTATTGGGTAGAAAAGTGTAAGAGTTACGTTCCTGAGAGTATATCTGCTGATTTAGTAGCTACTAATATTTTCCACACTCTAAAACTAGCTAACTCTTAGAGGAAATATTTAACTTCTGAGAGTTACTAGGTGCAATCCCTAGAGAGTGTTTAGTCTAGGATACTTCCTTTACTTACAAGTAAGGTTTTCAACTACCCCTATGACTTCTTACGAACGTGAAAGCTCAAACTAGCTCCTTAATTACTCCCATTCACTTCCTTCTATCTAGTGCTATTTATGATTTAGTAGCACATTCCGACTCAAAGTTCTATTATCTAAGAGCTTTATTCATATCCCCTCAGTGCTGTAGTGTGGAGAAATTTGAGCAGGTGATAGAAGATTATTCCTTAGATATTGAGGAAGAAATTGAATCTGCTACTGAGAAAGTTATTGATTTAGTAGTAGGACTCAATAACCTATGGAAAACTCTGCCTATTACTTTTGAGGATTTACTAGAGACTTCTGAGGTAGATGCTGCTTTTGAACTTTTAGGAGCTACTGGAGATAGTACAAGGTTCTGGGATAATTATGAGTTACAAGATTTTGGATTAACTCAATTACCTCCTTTAGTTACAATTGAGTCTTTATATGAGGAAGCATATCTCATATTAGAGAAAGTCCGAGTAGCTAAGAGGAAAGTAATGCTTGCAAAGTTTTCAGATATGAGGAAAGCTGCTTAGTACATTCAATGCTAGGGAAGTGACTAACCTAGTTATCATCATAAGGAGAAATAAATGACAAATCAATCTATCGAAACAGCACAGAAATTAGTCGAGTTCTATCAATCTCAATTAGAGTTAACTCCTCAGTTCAAACTCTTAGAAACTGCTAAAAAAAATCTAGCAGAACTAAAAGATAAGGAGAGAGAAGACTATTGGAAAGGTAAAACTATCAGCATTGTGACGGGAGATTAATCGTCTTTCAAGGCACTCTATCCCTAAGAATGAACTCCACATCATTTATCTAAGTAAAGTGTCCTCAATGAGCAATGAGAGCCATCTGAGAGGATATTAAGCTTAGGAAGATACTAACTAAGTTCTCAATAATTACAGGAGAAGCCATGAATTCTAGTACCTTATTTTTCTACTTCAATAAAACTCAAGAATGTTTTGCAGTAGAAAGTAGAAGCTCAGGTTACTCAAAAGATAAAAGTAAAAAGTTCTATCATTTAAAACCTAATGATGAAGCAGCTAGAAAATTGATGGAGTACGTAAAATTTAAAAACTGGACTGAGTATATCTCTGAAAAGAATACTCCTAAAATTATACTAATAGGAGATCCTAACTCTAGCCATTTTTTTAGATTAGAGTACGAAGGCTATCAAGTAGATTTTACACCTGACAAATTTGCTGAAGAACCAAATAAGGAGAACACAATGAATTACACTGCTGAACATAAAGGTTTTACTCTCAACATCAATGAAGTATTAGACGCTCAACAAAATCCTATTTACTTTGAAGGAGAATGTAAAGAAATCAATTTTAGTGTTAAAGGATTTCATAAGGAATACCAACACTCAATGCAAGGTTTCTTCAAGTTAGTTTATAAGTTTAAAGATGAGGTAGATAAACTGACAGAAGAAAAACAAGAAGATAAAGTTCTCAACCAACTCCATAAACAACTAGACAGATTAAGAGAAAGAGATAAAGAGATTAATTATCCGCCCTTTGAATTAAGAGGAGAGTTAATCAGTATTCATCATCTTTTTAGCGGTATTACAGAGCTAACTTTGGAAGATGTAAAGAGAATTTATTTTGAACGTGCAGAGAGTAACCAGTAATTGATTAAAGGGAGAAAAATCATGAGTGTAAATAGTTCTGAATTCTACAAACTTCAAACGAGATTAGAAGATATAAAAAATAATCTCAAACGTTATAAATCTACTGATCTATCTTTTGCCTACAATGTTCAAGAGTTAGAAGAAACAGCAGATGAAATTTTAAAGTCTTTAGCTACTGAATGGTTAACTTGTAAAGAGTATAGAGAAGAATATGGAGAAGACGTGGATTATAACAATGATGATGAATTATTAGATTGACCTAAAAGTTGAAATCTAAGAGTAAAATGAATATACAGAGCTAATAAAATATGTCAAAAATCTTGTGTCAGTGACCTATTTTCTAAAATAAGTGCTATAATACATTTATAGTTTAAAATGTGTCAACCATGAAATATCAGATTCAAGCTCCAAGTAATGCTCTTTATGTTAGTGATTTCCTAAGTGAAATTCCTAAAGGGATAATTGACAAAGCAGCGACGGGGGTAGGTATGAGTTCTATTGCTTTAGAAGATAAATATCCTACTATTATTGCTGTTCCTACTATTGAAGTGATTAGAAACAAAACTGCACAATATCCTAATGACAGACGTTCTGAATCTGTTTTCGGGTACTATGCAGGAGTAAAAGATAAAAGCGTAATTGAGTATCTTAATTCTACTGCAATTCCTAAGATTTTAGTAACTTATGATAGTTTTTATAAGGTGGCTAAACTAATAGACAAGACTATTTATCGAGTAGTTGTAGATGAATTCAGTGATTTACTAGATGCTTACAGCTACAGAGATAAAGCTATTGAACATTTACTATCAGCAGTCCAAGATTTTGAGTATGTATCTTACATCTCTGCTACTCCATTAAAAGAAGAGTATTATCCTGAAGCTCTTAAAGGTTTAGATGAGTATGAAATAGTTTGGCAAGGTTCAGTAAAGATTAAAGTTGAGAGAAAAAAGACAAATAAGCCTTATAAATTAGCTTGTAACATCATTGAAGCCTATAAAGCAGGAGGAAAAGAGGGGTTATTAATGCCTAATGGTCACTATTCTAAGTCTGCTTACTTTTTTGTTAACTCGGTTAACTCAATTGCAAGTATTTTAGAAGCTTCAGAATTAGAACCTAGTGAAGTGAGAGTAATTTGTGCTAATAACGAGGTAAACCAGAAAAAATTAGAAAATTATCCCATTGAAACTGCTTTAGCTCCTGAGAAAAAGTTTAATTTTATTACCAGTACAGCTTTTAAAGGTTGTGATTTCTACTCTGAAAGTGGGGTTACTTACATTATTAGTAACACTTCTAACAGCAATACCTTAATTAGTATTGATACTGATGTTAAACAAATTGCAGGAAGGATTCGTAACTCTAATAACCCTTTCAATAACCACATTTACCACATCTATAATACTGATAATTCACTTTTATCGGCTGAAGAGTTTGAGAAATTAGTTAAAAAGAAAACAAAAGCTACAGAATCCACTATTTCTCTATTTTATAAAGGTAATGAAGAAGAAAGAGAAACTTATTTAGCTAATTACTATTTAAGAGCTAAGTGTAAATTTAGAGATGACGACTATACTTACCTCACTGATGAGAATAATATTATCTTTAACCACTATGCGGTATTAAATGATAAGCGTAGATGGGAAGTTAGTAGTAATGTATATAGAGATGGAGTTTCTATTCGAGAAGCTTATCTTAAAGCAGGATGTTTTGATATTTCTACTTATCAAGATTTTGAGAAAATAGAGGATAATGGCTTTTTAAATAAGCTTACTAATGGCAGCTTTAAGGAGTATTGTCTAAAATATATCAACAACACTGAAGAAAGAAGCTATATAGGTGATAGATTTCCAGTAATTAAAGAAGCATTTAGTCGACTAGGTGCTGATAGAATGAAAGCTTTAAGTTATAATCCTTCAAGATTTCTATCTGAGATGCAGGTTAATTCAGATTCTACTCAAAACTACATAATTAGAGATTTAGAAAACACACTTGTAGTAGGACAAGAATACCTTTCAGCAGAAATAAAGGCTATGTTCAATAATATTTATTATGCAGTGGGGATAAAAAAGAAAGCTAAAGCTACTGATATTGAGGCTTATTGTGACATTGAGAAAAAACAAAGAAGATTTAAAGGTGTTCTTAAAAATGTAATTGAGATTAAAGCTTGGAAATAAAAATAGTATTGACATATTTTATCTAGTCTCTGTAGCTATATTAGACTTAGATTTTATAATTTATGTCAATTTCCTTACATTTTAATGACTTGAAACTTATCTTAAGGTCATACTATTAAATAATGTAAGAACTTTTTATCCTACTATTAATTTAGTGGGATTTTTTGTGTACTAGAAGACAATAAACTATCACTTAACTTTAAGGAGTCCATTATGCAGACTAAAAGATTAAATTGGCAAACCCAACAGATAAAAGATTGGCTTGATTACAGTGACATTTCCACTTCTTGTAAAACTTCTGCTCAATTAGAATGGGAAGTAGTAGATAGATTTTTAGTTAGAGATTGTCCGACTCCATTAGATAGAGTAAAAAATGCTGCTATGCAAGAATTATTTGCAGAAGTTGAATGGAGTGAATTAGTGTTTAAATTCTAGTCCGCAATGACATTAAACTAATACTTAGCTAAGGAGAATCAAATGGCTGCTAAATACAACGAAACAATTACTCTTTGTCATCCTGAATATGGTACTTGTTGTCTAACTCGTAAAGAATTTCAGGAACAATACGGGTTAACCAAGCAAGATATCTCAAATTTAGCTAATCATAGGGGTAAAATTCGACAAGGATGGAGTCTCCCAAAGCAAGATAGTTGGAAGAGTTTTTATCTTAGTGTCTCACAAGAGGTTTGGAATATTGCAGAAAAGATAGCCTATGAAAAAGGAGTGACGGTAGAAGCTGTTATATGTGATGCTGCTGAGAAACAGTTGAAGTATCAGGTAAATGAGATGTTGTCAGAAAATATTGAATGATTCAAAACGTTAGAGGTAAGTAAGGGCTTCCAATCAAGTAACTAAAGGAGTTGTCATGTCTATATTCAAATCAACACAAATCGAAAAGAAAAAGACTGCTCAAATATCCCAATGAACAGAAAATGGTTACGACTACAAAGGAGTAGTTGAATATGGAATGGTTTACTTGAAAGGTAATTCTCAGCCATATTTCTCTATTACTGCTTTTACTTGGTGTAAGAGTAGTAAAGGAGGTAGATGGAGAGAAGATAGTGGCGGTTGTCTTCATGAGTTAATAGTCAAGAAAAAGAAGTCATTAGCCCCATTAATTCAATTTCATTTAGCCGGACAAGATGGACTGCCAATTCTCTATCTAGAGAACGGATATTATTGGTACAAGGAGAACTTAGAAATCTTTAAAAGCTATGTTCAATTATCTGAGGATGAAGAAATTCCAGAAGTTTCAAAGATTGAGCTACCTGTGGTCTTAAGTGAGACTGGAAAAGAACTTGATTTACCAGAGAAAGAACAAGAGAAAATCAGAGAAAAATTCCGTAAACAATTTATTTGTCAATGGCTCAAAACCCGAGAAGATAGATTGAGAGAGGAGTTTAATGAAGTAATGAAGATTTTTGGTGTTGAATATATCACTGAAGAGGAAATCAATCAACTCAAGACTAAGTAATTTAATAAGTAGAGGGAAGTGACTAACCTTTACTATCAATTCACTAAGGAGTTTAAGATGGTAGCTAGAATATCAGTAAGGACTTTCACTGTTCCAGAGTATTTCCTGTCGTTTCTAATTAACGATCAATGTAGTGGTTTGACTCAAGACGATTTTAACCAATTTAAAGACTTCATTGAAAGAGAAGAAATTGATGAGAGTTTGGGTCATTGGTCTTATGATGACGTTGAACCTTATTATTCTGAGAGTAATAATATAACAAGTCAAAGTGGAACTGTGGTAGATGTTGAATGGGTAGAAATTAATTAAGTCTTAAGAGTTACTAAGGAAACTAAGACAATGTGGAAGAGGAAATGTTTGCAATAGTAATTAGAGAGGACAAAGGAGCTAAAGTAGTATCCTATAAGAGTAAGGAGATTGATAGCTCAGAAAATATGTCAATCTGTGGAGTTGAGAATTACGAGCAAGGGAAAAGATTATCCTAATTGGGTTAGAGGGTTCAAAGTTATAGGAGATGATTTTTTACACTTAAGTGATAAAGATAAAGATAGCTTTTGTCTTATGCTTAAGAATATCGAGTATGTGAAAAGAAATAATATTAGTAGGTCTATTACTCTAGAAGATTTACCTATTAAGGAACCTACTAAAGATGAGATACGTGATATCTACTATGAAGAAATAAAAGTTTACCCTCAGTTAAATGAGATAGTTAAACGATACATAGAAAATAATCACTAGGAGAAAATCATGAATTACAGAGTACCAGCTTACTATCCAGAAGTTCCTGAAGAAGTTAAGAACTATTTACGGATTGTTGATGAAGTCATAGTTCCTCAGTGTATTAAGGGTAATTAAGTGTCAGTTGTAACCCCAAAAATAGGAGGTTCTGCTTTACTACCTTCTTATGCAATGATTGGAGATATACTATTCACTTTCTATTCCTCTATTCAAGATATGTGGGAAGATGCTTATTACGACGCTTGGTATGGTTCAGAAGATAAGAATGATGTAACTCTTCTGACTGACCTAGCTATCAACTGCGTTAAGTCATTAGAATGGTGGAGTCGTTAACATGGATAATGAAGAAATGATTAGTATTGAGAATTGCGAAAGAAGGTTATGGTATTTCTGAAGATGAAATTGAGTTCATTGAGTAATCTTTAACTCATCGTTTAAGGCATCTTATATCTAGTAATGTACTATTTATCGTTTTTAGGTATAAGGTGTGTCTATGAAGCAAATAAAGCCATCTGAGAGGATACTAACTCTTAGACTAAAACATAAGGAGAAATCATGACTACTTTATCCCCAATTGAAAAAGCTGAGTTAGAAGCACAAGAAGCTAGAAGTCAATTTAACTATCTTCAAAATATAATGATGAAGACTCCTGAGTTTTTAGCAGTTCAAAAGCAAAGAGAAGTAATGAATAAAGCAGATGAAAAAGTAAACTTATTAAAAAGAGAGGCAGCTAAACCCAAGGTAGACGCGACAATTTCTAGTTTAAAAGAGAAAGGTTATGAATGTAGAGCTGTTTACTCACATGGTTATATTTCTGAGTATGTAATCTGTGATAAAGAAATATCTGAGATAGGAAGTTTATTTTCTACGGATAGAGGGATTGAAGCTATTTCAAGCGATCACAGTGATCATTTTTATGAAGGAAGTGATTTGTTAGGTTGTGGGGATAGTGAAGAAGAAGCTTGGAGAGATGCTGTAAGAAATCAGAATTGTAAAATCTAATCTCAATTATTCTCAGATTTTCGTTTGTGTCCGCAACGACATTAAACTATTAATTAATTTAGGAGGGTATTATGACGACATCTGATGGTATTGCCTTTGTTATTATAGGCTATTTGATTCCTCAGCTACTATACGTTTGTTACATGGTTGGAATGTCTAAAGGCTATGACATAGCAGTAGAAGATTACAAAAGAATTAATAGATGTCCATAAAGTTTAATGCTAAAGCTCAGTAACTAGGAGAAAAGTAATGTCCATTACTAATATCAATGCAAAAGTTTCAGCAGCAGAAGAGTTGGTAGATTTCCATAGACTAGAATTAGAAAATTCGATTGACTACGAGAGACTGGAAAAAAGCAAAAAGCTACTTTCTGATTTAAAGAAATTGCAAGAAGAAGAGTACCAGAAAAAGCAAATTCAACTACACATAGAAAGGTTAAAGAAGGAAGGGTACGAGTTGCGAACTGGTCACTTGACTAGCTCTACTAGAACAGATGAGTGGCAATCAGAAGACGGAGAGTCATATACTTTCCTAGTTGTTCATAAGGACACTCCAAAAATCAGAGAGATGCTAGAGTGCAGCTTTGAAGCAATCCCGTTAATAGGTGATCCTGGTAGCGGAAAAGTATTAGAACCAGAAACAATTCTTGGATCTGGAAAGACAGAAGACTTAGCTTGGAAATCTGCGGTAACAGGGGACTATATTAACAACTTACCTACAGAAGAGTGTAGATAGTTAGTCTCTTCCCCAGTAATTGACTAACTCAGTAATATAGTAAGGACAAAGCATGAACGTTGAAGAAATTGTAGAACAAGTCAAAAGTTTATGATATTAGAATGTTCTTAACTAAAAGGAGAGTCACATAATGTTTAACCCTCTGAGTGAAATTTTAACTCTAGATCTAGATTGGTTGAAATCTAATGGATGGACGTTAAGAGGAATCTTAGCATACCGTCATATTCTGTACGAATACAATCATTCGGGAACTCCTTCTCAAAGCAGAATTACTGAGATTATTAAACAGTATGACGCAGAAGGACAGGCTCACAAGATAATTGAAGCTTTACAGGATTTGCTTTTGCTCAAGCAGTTATTTTCAAATCCTGTAGAAATATCAGATACAGCTTGGGAAAAAATTATCTCAGCTTATCGTTAACTCCTAGCTAGATGTAGGGTGCAATTCCCTACAAAACATCAGCTCTAACTTCCTCCAAAGAAGATGTCTTATTGACTCTGGAGCTTTTAGAAGGAGAATATTATGCAGTTGTTCTCATAAGAGAGAATTAAAAGTCGAAACATTTTAGCTCCTTAGCTAAGATGTCGGTAGATTATGTCTGCCCTGATGAGGACTTCTCATTGGAACAACAATTATTGGAGTAAAGGTCAAATGACTAATATTATATTTTCTCCCCTTCAACAGAGAGATGTGGAAATCCGGTTTATTTGTCATGAGGGATTCACCATAACTACGACCAATGAAAAGTACCAGTTTGTGAGAAATATTCTAACCGTTCTTCAAGAGCAAGAGGGTCTTCCGTTAGAATATGCTAGTGAGAACGAAGGAATGAAGATTGCGGGTATCTCCAAGATAGTGTTTGGTTTTGTTCCCGATTTTATTATAGATGAAAAAGATGGACTACCCCCACGCTTAGAAAATCACTTCGTCATACCTGGCTACCGAAAAGTCGGGTCTAATGTAGTCAAAATGAAAGCACTGGCCGAACAAGTAGCAGAGAAGTTACGAACGTTCCAATTAAAGGTGGAGGTAAACAGCGAAAGTTCTATTCATCCCAAAATGGATGAAGAGACAGAATTTGTTTATACAGTAATGATCACATCCGTTGCCTTGGAGGTGGCTAAGGTGAATAAAAACCATCCGATCTGGAGTGGTATTCCTGCATTAAACCGAATCACTTTGATGAGTGGAGAGTTCGAGGCAATGCGAGCAATGATAGCTGAAACTCCACCAGTTCTTCAAGCTGTATGTACTCTATTTGAATCTTATACTGAAGAGGTTAAAAACGCGATCGATACTTGCGAGAATTTCAAAGAGGAGTACGACTCTAATGAACCTGTACCACATATCAGCAAATTACAACTTAGACGACCAACGAAAGAAGTTATGGAAATGTTGAAACTTCTTCAAAGTCATCACAAATCGTAGTTGGTTAGTAGTCCTGGAAGTCCTTACTTCTGGGACTAGCTCGCTTCGAGACATTTTATCAGGAGAATCATGAATCAAGTACCAGAATATTCTCAAATCCAAGAGTTTCAAAATTTAGTAGAAAAAGCTAAGAAAAGATATCTCAAGTATCTAATCTCTTTAGGTTACGTGTTTGAGCAGCAGGGAAGTTACGAAGATACTAGATACTTAGCTATTCATCCTAGCTATTATTTGACTTCACATGAATTGTTGGAAAAAGAATGTCAAGAAAATCGCTACATCTCAGATGGAAAATATAGCCCTGAAGATTATCCTTTAGGTGCTTTCATCAGTATTAACTCTTTGTGTGTGGAGGATGGTAGGTTTTCTGTTCTCTCATCAGAATTTTTAGAGGATGATAGATGCTCATTAGATTACTTAGATGAATGCTAGATAAGACAATGTGGAAAAATCAAGTGGAAGTAATTTCTCCCAAATTACAAGAATGGAAAACACAATCACAAGTAGTAATAGTCACAGAGGATAATGGAGTTTTAAAAGCTAAAACAATTCAGAATACCAATGAATTAGAACTAAAGAACCTAATATCAATTTTAGCTGTAGATAGCTATAAAGAAGGGATTAGAATATCTCAGCTCTATAACAATATGGTAGCGAAAAAGATCAGAGTACAATCACTCAATAAAATAGTTGAAGCAATCAATATCTTAGGAAGTAACTAACTAGGGTCATTAAACTTAGGAGAAAACATAGTAATCCAGACTGGCTTTTGAAGGTACTAGAAGAAATAGACTCAGATATTGAATAGTCTTCCACCTCTATTATGATTGGTTGTTGTGATAGAGGTTTTGCTTTACCTCTAAGACTAGCCATAAAAGTCTTAAATAAAGTAGTCCGCTCAATAAATATAGAAGGATCATCCAAATGTCTCTAATTCTCCCTGAAATCAAAACGGCACTTGCTGGGTTCGTTAAGTGTGACTTAGTAGCTGAGGTTATATCTCTTGGCTTACAACTAAGAAAACCCGTGCTACTCTATGGTCGAGGAGGTCATGGAAAATCAGAAATAGTGAGAGCAGTCTTTAAAGCGCTGGCAAAGAGTGACGACGAATGGTTCATCCAATCTTGCGGGGAAGGGATGACAGAAGCTATGCTCTACGGAGGGTTAGATCTGGATGCTCTTTCCCGTCCAGAAGGAAAAACAATGCAGTATTACCCTGAGCGGTCATTTTTAAATTACAAATACTCTCTTCTTGAAGAGTTTAATGATGCACCACCAGCAGTTCTTCTGTCGTTGAAAAATACAATCACAGCCGGACAGCTAGACAATGGTTATCAGACTTTCGAGATGAAAACGCTCTTATTGATTGGGGCTACCAACAAAAATCCAATGGAGATTTGCGAGATGGGGCCTACCTACGAAGCGTTAATGGAGAGGTTTCCTCTACAAGCTCGTGTAGAGTGGTCAAGTTACAGAAGAGAAGATTTTCTGGAATTGTTTAACACAGTGGAAAAAGAAGATACTGTTCCTTCTCAAATGCGTTCATTATTGGCGCAGTTAATTTCGGATGCCCACGATAAAGGGCAATGGATCAGTCCTAGAACTGCCATTGTTTGTCTAAATCTATTGAAAGCATCAGCAGTCCTTCACAAACGTAAACAGGTAACTGAAGATGACTTTTTTGCAATAAAGCACATCCCTGGTACAGAGCAAATCTTAGAAGATCTCAGTACGAATCTAGATTGTATTAAGAGAGTTGCTATAGCTCAATTACAATTAGCTGAGCATGATGAACACTTAACTGAGGTTTTGTCTAAAATGACTCAGTACGAACAGAATAAAGCAATCAAAAATAGAGAGAAAGCAATCTTGTTCTTACAACTTTCTACCGTTTTAGAGAATTTAGACCAAAAATTACAAAACCTTAGCCTCCCTGACAATCTAGTTAGACATAGAGATCAACTTAGGGAGAAAATTAAGGAAGGTCATGAAAGAGCTATTAAATTAGCTAGACAATTCTCTGCTTAATCTCATTGTTTCGGCCCACCTCTGGGCCACTAACCTACAAATTTATAAAGAGAAAATTATGACTACTATTAGAACTACTGCACCACAAACCTATATCCCCCCCTCTCCTTCGGATATTAGGGCAATGGCTAGAGAAGTAGGTGTCTCTAGATACGATACTTCTTTAGTACAAGATTTGTGTAATATTCAAGCTGGGGGAGAATTCACTTCCACTATACAAATAGAGAAAGAATTAACTAAAAATATTACTAAAATCAATAGGGAACTAAAAAAGGATAGCGATGGTGATTACGAGTTTCGTGGTAAGTGGTTAAAGAGTGAAAGTGGAAATTATGTATCAAATATAGATGATGCTCAAGCTATTGTTGCTAAACAACAAGTTAAGTATCATAAAAGTATTCAAGACTTCATTAGAACGTTAGACTTTTCCAATATTCCCGGATATACACCACTTGAGCGGTCATTAGGACTATTGAAATTACTTTCTTCTCAAGAAGGGGGTTCTCCAGAAGATAGTCAAGATGATGAGTGTGGGGATGTTTTACCAATTTTTAGCGAAAATAATGAAGACAGGAAAGATCCCAAAGAATTAGCTAATCAAATTAATGAGGTACTAGAAAATATCTCAAACATGGACGAACACGAAAAGATCCTGTGTAATATTACAGGGGATGGCAATAACATTCCACTAGATCTTGCCTCCGACATGATGAACGGTAAAGATGTAATGTTGAAAATAAAAAGAGAGCTTGATAAAGTTTGTGCTTTGCAGACTACTAAACATTGTGTAATGAAACCTGACTCTAATGGAGCAGAGGTACGATATAGGTCTATTCAGGATATTTCCGAGTTTCCAAAATTGCATCCAACCGAATTTATCTATCCAGATGCTTACAAGAATTATAGATTAGTCAATGGAATTGCTCAAATAAGAGAGCGATGTTCCAAAATAGACAAGAAAATGCTGTTGTATATAATTTGTGATTGCTCAGGTAGCATGAGCAACGAACGTTTTTTGAAAGCGGGAGGAGTAGTGATGAACCGTCTCAAAGCGGTTCTAAGAGGTGAAGCTGATCTTTGGTTAGCCTTTTTCCACAATCGGTTAGGAGAAGAGTTTAGAGCTTCTTCGGAAAATATCTCTGAAGTGAAAAAACTGATGAGTCATATTAAGGCTTCCAATTTTGATCAAGGAGGCACAAACATTGCACGTTGTACTAAAGAAGCAATTTTAAGGATTGAGAAAAAAAGAAAGCAAGACCCTAAGTTAATAGCTCCAGAACTATTGGTAATTACTGACGGTAGAGACAATACATCTTCTCTGACTGTAGGACATTTACGTGGTGTACGACTTAATACAGTAATAGTAGGTGGGCATAATCAACATTTAATTAACGTATCTCGACAAAGTGGGGGCGTGGGTATATCTCGTATTTAGTTTCTAATAGTAGGGAGTTACTAACTACTGTTTTTACTTAGGAGATTACTATGTTTCAACAACCTAACATCTACCCTTTAGTACCACAGAAGGTAAAAAGTCTTTTGAGACAAATCCAAGGAGTTACAATCCCTCATTTTATTAAGGGAGAAAACATCGAAGTCTTAGCTGATATCCAAGTAGTTCAAGTTGATGATGTAGTAATTCCTATCTATCCTACAATAGAGGATGCTTGGGTGGATGTAGTATATGATTGCTGGATTGAAGTGGGAAAAATTGATTCCCCACAGATTGAACAATTAGCTACTGATAAAATTTTGACCCCAACTTGGTGGACTCATTAATAAAAGAGAGTAGATAATTGCTCTCCTCAGAAGTTTAGCTATTAAAAGTTTCGTAGCTTTTAATCCTAGTGCAATTCTAGGCTGAGGTTTTCTTATGGTGAAAATTGTATTCCCATAAGATATATTAGAAAATGATCAAACCCGTTAATTCCGCAGTCATTCATATATTGAGTGAATACTACATCAAAGTTGATTTAGGAGTTCGTTTATCCCAAGATAATTGGGACGAACTTTTTAAACTTCCTAAGTCATGTGCAGGTGTTTCGCTACAACATCCCAACAAAGCTCTTAAACAGACATGGTTTGGATTCGAGGTAAGATTCAACGCTTGCTGGAGTTACAAAGTAATTTCCATGTTTCTATTTGACACTTTGAAAATGATCAAAGAGATTGAAACTATCCGTATCAATAACAAAGTTGAAAATAATGACGCAATTCATGATTGTCGCTCATTTCGCTCACCAATCGCTCTATAGTCGAATCCACTTCATTATTAATCGTAGGAGAACATCATGGAACCAATTATCAAATACTTGTCTAGCTTGTTTGATAACGAACGAGAAGCGGCAACACTCTACATCCAAGAATTTGGTAAATTACCATCGAGAGCAGTCTTTCAAAAGATTACAAAACCCTTTGGTGAGAAATTTTTAGCTCTCTTTGAGTTAGAACAAGCGTTAAATAGTCCTCTATAGGGTGATGAAGAGTTAGAAAAAATGGGAGACATGATGATGCGAAGGATAATACATCAAATGTCTCTCAGATTAGCTCTAATTGAGCGTTTAAGACACTTAAGAGTTATAGGTAGACAATATATAGGTATTTCGGATTACTGGGACGCTGTGGACGAAGGTAGAGCTTCTATGATAGTATCAGCAGATCACAGAAACGACACTTTATTTTTAGGTATAAGGTGTCTATGAAGCAAATAACCATATCTCAGGAGGAATATATGTCTAGGATCGTAATTTGTCTAGGAAAGGAAACTTTTATTCCTAAAGTCCAAGCTATAAGCAAAAACGAAGAAGGCAAATGGAGATATTGGAGTTACTGGATAGATACTAAATGTCCTGATACCATTAGATTAATTAGAGAATTAGGGTTCTATAGATTTGAGTCTGTACCTTTTAGAGAAATAGAACTAAAAATAACTGAAGAGGACACTATAAACTTTTTTGGCAGACCCACAACAATCACTAACTATTACTTTAAGTGTGGTTATTACGAAAAAAATCTTCATCCTAAAGTGTTTTACTTAGAGGAATCAACCTGACTATACTAGACTGGGCTATTTGGTTGGAGCAAAAATACGCAGACCCTTATTATGATATAAAGGTCAGTTAAAGACGACCGACTTCCAATCCACAAATTAAGGAGTATTTTGATAAGATGGAACCTGAATTAGAGATAGCAAAAAAACCCTTTATGCTTAGAACTAAACTTGGATTAACTCAACAACAATTAGCTAGATTAGATACTCTTCAACAGATTGCCGGGGCTGTGGGATATAATTTTGAAGTCAAATTCGTACCTCAAACTACCATGAATGAAGATAAAAGAGCTACATTAGAAACCGCCGGCTGGAAAGTAAGAACTACTAAAGAGTTTCTTGATTTATCTTTAGAAGAAACAGAGATTGTAGAAACTAGGTTGCAAGTTATGAAAGATTATTTAGTTTCTGAAACTGAAAGAAAAGAAGTATGTACCAAACTAGCAGAATTGGAGGTAAAACAGCATTATTTAGTGAAATATAAATCTAGTTGGGCAGATGAGATGGATATCTACGGATTACATCTTCTAACTGATTTAGATAAAAAATGGTTTGAAAGTCTTACTCCTACAGATAATAAACCTTTTGTTCATCATGTAGGTACAAACGAAGATATCGAGTATACAAACTCAAAGACGTTTTTGGAAGCTTACACTTGGATTCCTATCACAATTGAAGAACACGAGGTACTTAAAAAACTAATTGGTACAGACTATGGACATTTCTTTTACCCTGAGCTAATTGAAGAAGATGAGGAATGGTAAATGAGTCCTATTGAACAAAAGTAGTATATTTTCACAGATACTAAAGACGCTAGGGATTTTAACTTTGACCAAGAAGAGGATTGTGCTAGATTCATTATTCAGCTATGTAATATGGTTAGAGTAGTAAGTTACACTCCTCTTTATCTACATAAATGGAAAAAAGACAATGAATAAATTGATGAAGTGGGTACGAACTAACGGAAATCTCCATCTAGAAGTATTGGTTAATGGAGGTTGGAAACACTACAAAAACTGTCCGTATGTAGTTGCTGATGCAGAAACTTCATCTAACAACGGTTTTGCAACTGCTCAGAGCTGTTTAAGAAACGGATACAAGTATATCCGAGTAATTGAAGTAGCTGACTTTTTGAAACATAATAAAACTCTAGACCTTCTCAATGAGATATACAAGAATCTTTCAGAGGATTTACCTGTTGAGTTAAATCTAGAACAAATAGACAGTTCACATATAAATAGTTTATTAGCGGTGGGAAATTGGTTAAAGATAGAGTTTAAAACTGCCACTCTCCGACAATCTTTGTTTATGTCTGGCGGGTTAGAAATTTATCGACGTGTTCTAGAGGATAAAATATATGGAAGTCAGAGTAACTGAGAAAGTAGTTAAAGAAGTAGAAGTCACTAAGGATTTTTATGATGAATGTGATAAGTGTAAAACCAGAATTAAAACTGGTAACTTTGATTCTTTTGAGTGTAGTTTCAAGTATCAAGAAGGCACTGTTTATCCCGAAAGTGGTTCTATAGATCAAACTACTATGGAATTATGTCAGAAATGTGGGCAAGAATTAGTAGAACTATTAAAATCTTTGGGGTATAGGCTAAATACTAAGGAGTTGGATATTTAATGCTACCTAAAAACACTGAATTAGGATCTGCAGTGAAGAAAGTGACAAATTATTTAAAGAATTAATATAAAATATGAACGAGCTATTAGAATATTTCAAGAATTTAGAAAATATAGAAGACCCAGAACTTCAACTAACTCTTAGGACTCTATATCAAAGGTCAGGAGCTACTATCCCAGAAGATGCTGCTTGGTACTGGGAAAATCAAACTAAAATAAATCTTCAAAGTACTAAGTTGACTAATATTTACTCTTTAAAATTTCTTCCTAGATTAGAGATCGTAGTTTTAGATGGAAACTATATTAGTGATTTTTCTTCTATATTAGATTTGCCCAATGTTACTCACTTAAATCTTATTGATAATAGATTAAAGAATATTAGTGGAATTGAAAATTTAACTAATATGCTAGAACTGTTTTTAGGAGTAAATCTCATAGAGGATATTTCTTCTCTTAAGAGTATGACTAATTTGAGAATGTTAGGGCTTAAGAGTAACAGAATTACTAATATTGAACCTCTAAAGTCTCTAACTAAGCTAGTTCAACTCAATATCTCAGGGAATTTAGTTACTAACTCTCAAGTAGATAATTTAAAAGGAGCTTTACCTGGATGTAAGATTATTTTTTAGTATTAATTGTATTAACCTTTATTAGATAGAAATATCTCTTAGAGGTTATTTTTTTGTAAATATTAGGAGATTCTCATGAAGATTACAGTTACTTTCAATATGTTTCGTGACATGATGGAAGAAGAATATCTAGAGAGAAACACTTGTATTCTCGGATTTACTGATGAAGTTACCGTAATTTATCAGGATTTTTAATCATGAGTAATCAATTGGTAGTAGAGTTTATTGAGACTCATCGAAAAGTTAAGTATTGTTTAGACATTATTTCTTTCTTTCCTTTAGAAGTAGCAGGAGTTCTTAGAGAAAACACTTATACTTTAAAAGTTAATGATCTACTATATAACTTCTGGAGATATTTGAGAAGAAATAAAGACAAAAAAGAACTAAAACCTATAATAGCTATAGAAGAAGCAGTTATTAAACAAACGAGTAGAGGAGAAAGCAATAAAAATCTTCCTTGGATACATACTTTAACTGTGAAAGACGGAGAGTTTATTGAAGTTTTAGAATTTTTCCCTTATGAATGTTCTTTACTAGGAGAAGAGAATGAGTAGAAACCTTTGTCAATCAACTTGTTGTGAAAATACGGTAAGACTATCAGATTTACGGGGAAAACCTATCGAATTTAGGAGATATCATAATTCTCCTCCAGTTATTGGTACTCGTTGGGATTGTCCTACTTGTAAAACAGCTTATTTTGCATGGTGGAGAGATGCTCAATGGTATATGGAAACTAAAGAATTCTCAAACTTTGTCATAGATTTGTCTTATTATGAGTCGTTCAGTGATGAACCGGGATGTCCGGAAGAGAGGGAAGACCCAAGGTATTTGTGTAAAGATAATGCAGAGGATGTACAAGATGTTTGGTAAAAAATTGACGGTAGGAAATAAATATGAAGAACGAGGAAGTGGAAGATGACTAGAAGAGAGTTTCTAAAACTCATTGTTAATTGTTTGAAAAGTAAATAAAAAGCAATTTAGAGAGGTATTTATCTCTCTTTTATGTTATAATACACTTAACTACAAGTTGGTGAATAAAATGACAATTCAGATGGTACAGAAAGAAGTCGATGGGATTGAGTTTTATGTTTCTATTGATGGAATTCAAAGCGGAATGAGTGAAAGTGGGTTAGCGAGGTTATGCGGAGTAAATAGGTATGCAATTCAAAATTTAATAAAAAGAATTAATGACCCTGCCAACAAAGAGCTACCTAAAACCTTAGAACCGTTTACTGGTAAAGCTTTGGAGATGCAGGAGACTGCCAATAAAGATCAAGCTAAAGTAATATCTTCAGATTTATGTGCTGCGATAGTTGAGTATTATGCTTTTGAAAGTAAGGCTGCTAATGATACTGCAAAGTTCTCATTTAGAAAATTTGCTAGTAAGGGAATGGATTTATGGATAAAAGAAGTTACTGGTTATCAAATAAATCAAATTCCAGATTCTAAGGAAATAGTGTCGTTATTGCAGCAGCTACTAATTAAAGTGGATGGGTTAGAAAAAGACTCTAAAGAATATAAAAATTTGAGAGGTAGAAGTGTTCAAGTTTTTCCTGCTTTAGATAAAACTTTAGAAGAATTTGTAGTGGAAGGTGAGTCTTTATCTGAAGTAGATCCTCAAAATTACACTTTGACAGAGTGGATTAATAAAACTAAGAGAGGAGTAGTATTAGATAATTCTGCTAAACATAGGTTTGCATTACTGGTATCTGAAACATATAAGAGTGTTACAGGTAAGGAACCTAAAAAAGAACACCGACAACATAAAGAAACTAAGAAGAGAACTAATAGTGTTTCAGTTTATAGCTATACTGAACTTCCTATTCTTCAATTAGCTTGGAATAAATTGTTTAATTTGTAACTCTTGTTTTGAGGATAATTAGTAGTTGTTTTAACACTCTTAGGCTTTGTGCTTAGGAGTGTTTTATCTTAGGAGTTTTAATTATGAAAGAAGTGAAAATTATTGGAATTTCTGGATACATTGGGTCTGGAAAAGATGAAGTTGCAAAGCTAGCAGTTAAACAATTTGGTTATAAGCATTTTATGTTATCGGGATTAGCTAAATCAGTATTATCTCAAGTACACGGAATAAGTTTAGAACAACTAGAGGATAGAAAATACAAAGAACAATACCGTCCTTTAGTGATTCAGTACGCAGAGAAACTAAAAGAAGTGGATCTATATGTTCACTGTAAATATGTGTATGAGTTAATTAAAACAGATTTAGATAATTGTGGTAGTGAAAAGTATGTAGTGAGTGGACTAAGATTTCCTTACGAGAGTTCTTTTTTTAGGACTATTAGTAGGTGTAGCAAAACTAAATGTGAAGTGAGTCATAGGGAACTTCCAGGTTATGATGTTACTTTTAAATCTATTTATATAGAGAGTGATTTAGCAGATAAAAGTAGTAAAGATCCTTCGGAGTCTTATTATGAATCTTATTTTTCTAAGAATAATGATGGAATAATCTTCAATGGAACTCAAGAAAGATACGAAAGTAGAAAAGATAAAGTAAATTTTCGTTTAGTTAATCAGCTAATTAAGTTCTTGTAGTATTTAAGAAGTAAACTACCATGTCTCTTATCACTAATAAACCAAAAGCTATTATCTATTGTGCAGAAAATAATATTAGTGGTAAGAAATATATAGGTAGAACATTTAGATCACTTGAGATAAGAAAGAAAGAACATTTTAGTAAAACTGTTAAGTATTCTCACAGATTCGCTACTGCTCTTAAAGCTTACCCAAAAGATTCTTGGAACTTCTATATACTAAAAGAAGTTGAATATGATCAAGCGGATTACTATGAAGAGTTTTTTATTAATGATTTAGATACTTGTAACTCTGAAAAAGGTTATAACACTTTAAAAGAGCCTTATTTAGGGAAAGGTAAATCTAATATTAATTACAATCCTAAAATATATTTTCTCTATCATTTTGAATATGGAGAAGTTTCTGGTACTAAACTAGAGTTAACGTCTAAATACCCCGAGTTGATAAGTGTATCTCAATTAGTTAGTGGTCATAAAAAGCAAATAAATGGTTTTGTACTACTTTCTAACAAAGATAAGTATGAAGAGATTACACAAGGTAAAACTAAAATAGGGAGACTTTGCAAATATATTACTCTTAGTCATGCTGTCTATGGAACTCATACTCTAAGACAAAAAGATTTTCAACAGCAATTTAATTTAACTAGCTGTGGAATAGCAGCTCTCAAATCAGGGAAACAAAAAACTTATCATGGATGGACATTAATTAAGGAAGAAAACTAATGGCTTCTGTTCTAGAATCAATTACTAAAAAGATTGAAGAGTTAGGAGTTGGTCAAGTTACTGAATATCAATTAGGTAATGAGACTACTGATTATAGTGTAGTGGAACTATTAGACCCTAGAGACTACAAAGAGTATCTTCGATTAGATGATTTAGGAATAGCTAAAAGTATTAAGTCTTGTGTAATAGAAGTAAAAGATAGTGAGTGTAAGATTTATTACTTATTAGATTCTTCACTTATTTCTATTACTCTTAGTTGTAAGTGGCAACCTCTAGAAGTAATTAAGGAGTTACCTATTGCAGCTATAGCTTATTTTAGAATCTTAAGTGCTAAGAAAGCTTCTATAGAATTGAATATCTATGAAGATAAAATACATATAATCTTTGAAGATACTATACCTAAAACTACTAAGGAAATAGTAGAGTCAGTATTAGAAACTATAGAGGATATTGAAAAACCTAAGAAAAGGCAAAAGAAAGAGAAACCAGTAGCTAAAAAGTATAGTTTAGAAATTCCCTTAAGTGATACAAGAGAACTAGATAAAAACGTATTAGATTTTGTAAATGTTTTAGATATAGACAGTAATTATGAATTTGTAGAGGCTTTTGAATTACCTATAAGTGTTAAAGATTATGATTCACAATATAATGTTTATACTGTTACTTCTACTACTTACGGAGATTTTAAAAGTGTAAATGTAAACTGTAATTCTGGCTTAGTCATAGGAGTTATTGAATGTCCTGTTTTAATAAGTAAGAATTTCTTAGAAGAAGAGATTATAGTTAAAGATGATATTAGTGAAGAGACATTAGAATTTGATGATGACCTTTTATTAGTAGAAGAAGATGAACAAAATAATGATTGATACTTCACCGATTGTTCTTAATCAAATAAGTAATAAGCTATTTTGTAAGTCACCGCTACAAATAGAAATAACTGTAGATAAAGACGCTTATATCTTAGAGGAAAAGACTTTACCCATAGATGATGTGTATCTAATAGAGTTAATAAATAGTAGAGAACAACTCATAGAGGAAGTTAGTGGTTATATTTTATGGTTATGGCAAGAGTTTATAGAAGTTGATGAAGAAAAACTTAGTCCTGGTAGTAAAAGACTAAGACAAAGACTAACCAATAAATTTGAGGTACTCGCATGATGACTATAAGAGAATTAATTGATATAGGTATATATGAGGTCGATCTTGAAGAACCCACCCCACTAGAAAAGAAAGCAGAGTTAGTAGATGGAGTAAAGATTAAGTTCTATGAGGATTGTTTATTTAGAGATTATCACTTAGAAACTATTAATCTAGCTTGGTCTTTAGCAGAGGATGTGAATGGAGAAGATGAAGCACTGAATCCTATTTTTCTACATAGTGTATTAAAGTATATTGATATTTTGGAAGAGTTTATAAAGGTTAGAAACTAATGAAGTGTAAATGCGGAGGGAATTTTATAAGTGAAAAGAGAAGAATTAAAATACTCATAAGAGATAAGATATTTTATCCGTTTAGCTACAAATGTGATAAATGTCAGTCTAGTGCTTTTGTTCCTTGGATTCATATACCTATTAAAGGAGGTTCGTTAAGAGGAAAAATTAATGACTAACTCCGTTGAAATTGTAATTATTACTAATAAATTACCCCTTTTCAAAAAAGGAACGGGAGAACCAGCTGCACTTCCAAAAGACTTAGAAGTAATCATTTTGAACTAGGCTCAATTTTAAGTCATGTTATGATAAAGGAAAAGGTTATAGCATGACTAATAAATTACTACTAGATATTGGTTTTACGAAACTAGGTTACGCAATTTCAATCAACAATGAGTTAGTGAAATACGGAACTTTCCATACTTCGCCTAAACAATGTAATGGGGAGAGGTTACATTCTATTAGGACTTTTTTAGCTAATCTTCTTTTCAAGTATAAGATAAATGATTGTCTTATTGAGTTACCTGTACTAGCTGGACTTAATGGTGCAAATCTTTCTAAAGTAGTTGGATTAGTAGAACTTGAATGTTGGACTAAGCAAATTACTTATAGAACAATTTCACCTAAGTCTATGAAGCTAAAGCTTACCGGTAGTGGAAATGCTAGTAAAGGTGAGGTAAGATTCTGGGTTGCAAAAGAAATAGATATATCTAAGATTCCAAATAAAGAACTAGATACAATCGACGCAATTGCTCTTTACATAGTTGATAGAGAACAATGAACAACAACACAGTAGAAATTGAAATAGATTCTGCGGATAGTGAAATAAGTGTAAATATTAGTAAATGCTTTCTTACTAATAAGGAGATAACTGCTTTGGTTACTTTACTATGGGAACATCGGGGGAATGTTGAAGGAGATTTTGAAGCTACAAATAATAAAAACCAACACTACTTTATTTTTAGTCTTCACTATACTCCAATAGTACCTCTAGAGACTGTAGCAGAAGAACTACGAGAGAAAGTTCAACAATTATTTCCTGATAAGTTTGTTAACATTGTATGAGTAAACAAATGTCATATTGGTTAGTTATTCTTTCTTTAATTTTTGGTATTAGTGATAGGACTGTTAACTCTATCATCAATAACTACTCAATAGAGAGTCTGTCTCAAATACTAATAGGAGCTATTTTACTCTTATTAGTTAATCAGTTGTACCCTTACAATCACTAGAGGAAAATAAAATGAAAACACTGTATTTGTTTTTTGCACTAGGAGTTATGGCTACTTTAGTTCAACCAGTAACATTTACAAATTGTCCTGAAACTAATAAACCTCCTGTAAGAGGAGAATGTAGAAGATAGTTAATTCATACTATTTAGGAGAAAAGCAATGAGACATAGCGTACCTGAAAAAACAATTAATCGAATTTCTAATACAATCAAAAGTCTTAAGAGAAAAAGACCTTTAGAGGGAAAAGATACAGGTAAAAATCTAAGTCTTGATATGTTATATAAAAATGGAACTACAGGACTAAATAACAGATTATTTAAGAATCCTCCTAGTAGATTTATAAGTAAGGACAAGAAAAGAGGGACTTACTTACCTGATAATAAAGTTTATAATCTAGTTACTGAAGAACTCTTAGAGGAATATTACAGTGATCATTTATAAACCAGGACAAGATATTTTTACTTCAACAGCTCATGTTCTAATTAATCCCGTCAACACGAAAGGTGTTATGGGAAAAGGATTAGCACTTGAGTTTAAAAAGAGGTTTAAAGAGAATTTTAAATTTTACCATGAGTATTGCTCTGTATCTTCTCCTAAAGGGGGAGATTTAATTTGGTATAGTGCTAAAGACTTAAATGACAGGAACATAGTTAACTTCTGTACTAAAGAAGACTGGAAGAAACCTTCTAAACTAGAATGGGTTGAAAAAGGAATGACTAGGTTAGTAGAACAGTTCAATGTGTTTTACCCTAATGGACAATATCCTTGTCCTATGCTAGCTCTACCTATGTTAGGGTGTGGAGAAGGTGGATTAGAGGAAGGTGAAGTTTTAAGAGTTATTACACAATCATTAGTGGAGTGTAAATTCGATGTTGAGATATACACAAGTAAGTTACCTGCTACTTCTGCACCAGTTCAAGAAATTAATGAACCAAAATAGTGTACCTCTAACTTACTGTACTAGATGTAATAGAAATACGGACGGTACTAATTGTGGTAGAGATAACTGTGATTTTTGAGTTAATAGCTATGTTCAGCGTTAATGTAAAAAGAAGTCCAAAAGTATACCTACTATAGCTTTAAGAGTGTACAGCTAAATTACTCTATAGTAGTTGACAATATTTCTAAGTTAGTATAGAATAGAAAAAAGTCTAAAAAAAATAAATCTATGACAAATCTAAATTCTCAACTAACAGAAGTTCTTAAAGGTATTCGTTCCGAAATTAAAGTAGATACTGAAGGAAAGGCAAGTATAACAAAATATGGTCTGACAAAACTTATAGGAATATCTAAGGATAATCTAATAGGCGATCGAATAGCTAAAAAACTAGCTGAAATGCTTGCAGAGCTTGGGTTTGAACTAGGCGATCGAGTATTTGAAAATGGGGTTCCAGATATTGCAGTAGCTTGTATAATTAAATACTATGCTTTGTATGCTCAACGAACTACTGAAAATGCTAAGATTCTGCTAGATGCTTTTTCTGCTGTAGGTATTAGGACTTGGTTTCAAGAAATGGTGGGGTTTGAGAAACCTAAACCAATCTCAAAACTAGAAGGGTACAAAGAAGCTCAAAGAGCAATGACAGAATTAATTACTCTTATGGAATATGCGTCTAACAAACCAGGATTAGAAAACATTCATAATTTTGCATTAGAGACAGATGCTACTATATTGCCAGGACTTATTACCGTAGATAATATTATGGATCAAAAAGAAGATAGTAATTTTTCTCATAGGGAACGTTCCATTATCGGGATGTATGTCTCAACAGCTTACAGAAATCTTACAGGTAAAGTTCCTGAAAAAGTTAAAAAACGTACTATAGATAAAAGTGGAAAACCCCAAACTACTTGGGTTCCTGCATACCCGTTAGATTTTGCTCCAATTATTGAAAATGCTATTGAATTAGGATTTGGTTCTAGTTCTTAGTAAATTCTCTAAAAATTAAATAATAATTGCTCATACTACTAAAGGTGTGAGCTTTTCTTTTAGGAGGTAACTATGTCTACTCGCAAAAAATCTAGATGGAACTGTTTTCACTGCAAGAATAACACTCAATATGAACACTTCTTTCTTTCTAATGAGATATGGTCTAAGATTCATAATTCTCATAAGGTAATGATTTGTGTCTTATGCTGTGAGAAAAAGCTAGGAAGAAAACTAACTAAGAAAGATTTTACGGAAGCATTCATTAATAATCCTAAGTATGGAAAGAAAAGTCTAGTATTATTAGAAAGGTTAAGAGGTTGATATGTCTACTGTAAGTGATGTTGAACAAGCACTAATTAATGCTCGAGTATTAGAAGAATATTGGATGTCTAATGGTTGGGAATCTTTAGTTTTGGAGAAAGAACAAATGACTAATGAAATACTAGATATTTATCCTATAGTAGAAGTAGATGTTAGTGTACAAATTACAATCAAACTTCCTAATAAGACTTACTCAGTTCCTTTGGAGGATGTATCTTCGTTAAGTGTAAATGATTGTTTAGTTATAGAGATTAGTGACTTATACCTAAATTGGGAAGAAAGGGTACAGAGTAAGATAAAAGAAAGTAAAGTTATCCATCATCTTTTGACTTTTCCAGAAGAAGGTAAAGCAGAAATTCATACTCGTAAATTTTTGGGGGTAGACCATCAGATTAGAGTAATAAGAGAAACTTTTTATTAATTCTTGCCACTAACTTAGGAGGTTCCTATGGATACTTTTGGTTATAGATTCTTACGATTAAATTCTGAGACACTAGCTTTAGTAGAGATTTACCCCCCTGTATATTTACCAGAACCATGTCAAGAAATTTATCCAGAAATTCCATACATAGATGGAGTTAAACTACCACCTGTAACTAACTTTACTCAATTAGAAGAATGGAAAGAAGACTGTAGATTTGGGTTCAATGTAGCTGTTAAAGTAGCTAAGTTTTACCCAATAATCGATTATACCGAGCAACTGAATACCGAAGAACGAGAAACAATATTGTGGAAAATATTAGATCCGTTAGTTTATTGGGATGAGTTTATTCCATTATTCGATAATAACTTTAACTTAATTTTGAGGGATTAATTATGAAAGAGAACTTAGCTAGAGACTTTCAACGAATGTTAGCTAGAAGAGAGATAGAGAATGTCACTCCTGCTCAATTCGAGAAACTAAAGCAAATAGCGTTAGAAATATTCGATCAAAACTGTGCATTACAGGAAATAGCAGAAAACACAATGAAACAAAGTCTAGTTGGTAAAGAGTAATTTCATAGGTCAAACAACACTACTGAGTTAACCTTTACCA